GAACCGTCGCCTCTCTTAAGGTACAAATAATTATTGAGCCATTGGGGCTCGCATACAGGAGCATCACATGACCAAGACCATACCGGGCGGCGAATTCGGTGGAGCATGGGAAGCTCTTGCAGCGGCACGTCCTCGCCGTCGGTCTCGCTCGGTCTCGGAATGGGCGTTGTATACCACTTCTGAATTGATCTCTGATGTGGAGTCTGATCAGCTTAGTGATATTCAGCGCGAAAGCATGCGTGCAGAGATCAGCCGGCGCTTAAATAAAAAGAGGGGATAAGAGGATCATGAAAGCCAGAAAACCGCACAGTCATCCCGCGCACCGCAATGTTGCGGACCAAGATAAAAGCGATGTGCCGCCGTTGCTGGAACGATCCTTCCTTTGTGGGGAGATCGAACTGTACATGTACGAGGACCGCGTGCGCCGAGTGGACCAATGGCTCGAGCACGCGATCGCCCGCGCAAGGGAGGAATAAACCCGCGCAAGGGAGGAATAAACAAGTTGGGGGTGCGGTACTACCGCACCCCCAAGGCTTGGCTGGATGAGGTGACCAAGGAGGTGAAGTGATGAGTGACGTGAAAACGGTCTCAAATGACCAATTCGAAATGATCTGCCGTCTCACTGATCATGCGACAGCGCTTGAAGGCGCAGGCCGCAAAAGTGGGCTTTCGCTGAAAGACAAACTGGAGCTGAAGGCTTTGGTCAAAGAGCTGCGGCGGGTTGCTAGTGAGATCGGCAAGTGATCACTCCTAAAAGGCCCCAATGGCCCTTTCTACTGCCTCAAGCCCGGAAGCCGAAGCGCCGGGCGTGAGAGCGATGCAGGGGACGCTTATTTCGCCTCCTCCGCGATGTTGAGAAACTTGGCGAGAAGGGTCGCATTCTCGTAAGCAAGCTCTACGGCATTCGGTTCAGTACCAAGCGTAAATTCATGAGCTACCGTGCGAGCCTTGCGAGCCCCAATGGCTCAATAATTATTTGTACCTTAAGAGAGGCGACGGTTCAACCGTCGCCCCAAGTTATCCACAGCTATCCTTTACTCATCGTCGGAAACATGCCTCTGGACGATAGCTACCAGTGTACCCTGTGCATCTAAGGCGTCAATTTCTGCTCTCGCGGAACCGTCAGAGAACGAGGGATAGTCGCTAGGAACAGTGTAGACAAGATAGGCACTGTCGTCAGATGCAAGAGAGCAGCCTGGCCGGTATTCAGTGTAGTCGTAGCCGAACTCCTTATCCACGGTCCCATCAGTCTTACGCGCCGCGTGCACGGGATCGTCAGCGTCAAGATCAGACCAGATATAACCGGACGCGTTATCAACCAAAATGTAGCGGGTCATGTGATGCTCTTTCGTTGGCGAGCCCCAGTGGCTCAATAACGATATGTAGCCACAGCCATGGCATCGGTTCAATTGCTATCTCGAGTTATCCACAGTTTGATGCAGAATGCTCTCGATGATCAGCTGCAGATCGAGCGCGACCGTGCGTAGAGCTTTGCAGCGCTCGCTGTGCTCGTGAAGCGCCATCCTAACATCTCCGCCCTGATAGTCCCGGACTTGTGGCCAAACACCTGCAAGGGCTTTTATGGCTTCCTCACAGGATTTCTGCGCGATCTTGTAGTCTTGCAAAAGGTCCTCAGGGTGGGTCCCTGTTAGCCTATTGATCTGCGGATATTCCATCATTTTCCTCCCGGTGATGCATGCGGGCATGCTCCATAAGCGTAAAAATATTCTCGAGTTCTACTCTCTTGCAGGCATCGGCTAGCCGCCAGCCTTGCGAGCAGTGATCACATTCGATGACCCAATGAGGATGCCGTATATAAACGGAAAAGTCTCTCCTCAAGAGCGTCCGAGCTTGTTTCCTGCTATTGTCCGCTTTCATTCGTCCCATTGCGGTTCCTTTCCAAGATCCTGGTTAACCAGGATCATAGTAACAAGATAACGGGCGCCGGCGAAATATGCTGGCGCCCGCCACCTCCCAGCCTATTGGTTATGGAACAGTGTTTGTGAAACCTACACCCACGCCCACACCAACATTCCTGGACGCGCCAGCCGCGACCGCCGCACCGTTACCGATGCTCGCTGCACCGGAAATGCTATTGCTTTGACCCGCCGAGGCACCGACTGCACTGGTCAATGAACCGGCCGGCGTAGTGGTAGCAATACCAGCACCCAACGACGTATTGGTGCCAGTAGCCAGTGAACCTGCGGCAGCAGTTCCAGTTGATGCCGCCAGGTTCGCAGTGTTGACTTGACCAAAATTGGCCCCCGCACCGAACGATAGAGCTGATGCAGCATTAGCTGCGTCCCCCATTGCCAGGAGCAACGCACACGCCGAGACAACGTACCAGACTTTCTTCATTCCGTTTTTCCTCTTCTGTTTTCGCCTTGGGTTGGACTTCAGGATGGATCATCTGCAGCCAAAGCGGCGTCTGCAGTGAGTCCGCCAATCTAGAGATCGAATGAGGCTCTACAGCCTTTTCAGTCTGCTTCTTGACGGGACTTGGTACCGGCAGGGGTACTGCCACCGACGATGGTCTAGTGATAGGCCCCGAAGCCACATGCGGAACTTGTTTTGGCTTCGAGGTTACGGCGTCGGCCCAGTGTCGGCATTTCTGGTGGCCTTCGTCGTAATTGGAACACGGGCGTTCTTTGCCCGTTGCGCCCTCGATCAACATAAGCGTTCCCGAAGGCAGAGATGCTGTTTGCACCGAGGCGTAGGTCGCAGGCAAAGCAGTTGGCGCATAAACCGGCGCCGGCCGAGGCATATACTGCCCGCACACTTCGGGCATCGAGTTATAAACTTCCGTCGTCTGACATATCCGGGCCACAGCCGCCTTCTTGAGACCCATGGACCACAAAGTTCGACTGTCTAAACGCGCACTACAGTCTCGATCAGGGATCGAACCACCAAGTGTGATCCCAGTCCCGAGCCAAGACCCACCGCCGCTCACCGAACCAAGGCAGCTTTCGATCCCCGCGGCCGCGAGCCCCGGCGCAAAAACCGACGGAACAGTCGAGACCGAGCTATGGCCAACGTTATCGATGGTGCTGGTGCTGGTCGTGGAAGCCGGACCCGGGTTGATGATGACAGCGCCGCCGACAGCGGAGCCGCCCGTACCAACTCCAACACCTACGCCAGTCCCGCCTTTGCCGCCTTGACCGCCCTGACCCGAGATCGCCGTCGCCTGCGATGCAGAGATCGAGGTCGACTTAGCCGCACCGACACCTATCGCAGTGTTACTACCCTGCTGAGGCAAACCACCCGCAAGCGCAGGTGTAGCCGAGAGCGCCAAGAACGTGGCGCCCAGAAACAACGTTTTCATGTGGAATGCTCCCCTATATGGAATACGATGTGATGCATTTGATCTGGGGCACCAGTTCACAGGAGATAAGACCGGTGCCCCAGAGGCGGGCGTTATTTCATGACCACGGACACCTCCCGCTGGTCCATGTCACAGAACCTCGACGCATATGCCTAGATCTCTGCGCCAAGCCCCCTGTGCCGGGGTAACAACACGTGCAGTGTTCACTTGTTTATGTCCGCATTGTGTCGATCGAGAACATTATTTTACTTCGATGATGCGGATGGTATCGCCAATTCGGAGATCCCACCCCCGGATCACTTCTTGAGCAACTTCACTAACCTTGATGTCAAACCCCTCGTCAGCCTCGTCGAGGTTGACAGTGGCACTATCCAATTTGCCGCCGCGACCGCCGAGAATGATCTCAATTTTACACATGTGATGCTCTCTGTTTGGTGAGCCCCAGTGGCTCGTTCATGAGGTGGTGTCTTGTGCCATGCTCTAGGTTCAATGTCAACGTGACGTTGACCCTTTCCCTGTGGATAACTCGGCAGCGGTCCTTGCTTGCTCCCGCAGCTCTTTATCGACCACCATCCAAGCCTCTACGCCACCATCGGCGCAAACCTCGTCGGGATCGATCCCGCGTCGTGCGCATTCCTCCCGCGCCTCAGTCTCTCGTTCTTGTTCCGGGGTGATGTCGTGATACCCGATATCGATCAAATGGTCTCCAAACATGATGCCCATGGCTCAGTCCTCCTTTGCTATCGGCCATCTCGCGTTTCTTCCCTTGCCCCGCACCCACGCGATATTGCGATGGGTGATCCAGTTTTTCGTATCCCTCGAGATCGCCGGCGCAGCCCGCACGTCCTTCATGGCGTTGGGCCATACCTCAAACCGCTCGCGATATACATTGGCAGCCCAGCCCGGCTTCCACCCCTTTAGCTGGGCATAGGCCAAAAGCTCGGCGTAGAACACGCGCCGATCAATACTCGCCCGCTCTTCCTTCTTCTTGCGCTCGATCTCTTTAAGCTCACCCGGTGTCGGCTCAATCGTGCAATGCGCCACAGTCACATGCTGACACATCGGGCATTTAGACATGCCGGGAGCTTTCAAAAAACCACAGGCGGGGCATTCCTTCGGCAGCCTGATGCGATCAGTTACGCTCGCAACGCGGTCGGTGTCCGCCAATAATTCAGTATGGTTGACATCGATATCCGTCACAAAGCCGAGGTTCGAATGAGTGCTGGTATGATCGAGAACTAAAAGGAAGTCTTTGCCGGGAGCCGTCCGCAGGCCACGCCCCATGATCTGCACAAACAACATCTCGCTCTTAGTCGGCCGCGCCAGGATGATACACCTGACATCCCAGTCTATGCCCATTGTCAACGTACCAATATTCACCACGACCTCGATCGAACCATCATGAAAGCCGCGCTTGATCTCGGCGCGACCGTTTGGTGTCGTGAATGCATCCTGATAAGCGGTTCTGACGCCACGCGCCTCAAATTGCTCGTGCAGCTTCTTCGCATGCGTGCGATCGACAGCAAAGCATAACGTCGACCGACCGCGACCCTGCTCGATCCATGTCTCGATGATATCCGCGACCAGCTTAACCTTGCTCATACGTCGTGACAGTTCGCCCTTTTCATAGTCGCCCTGCACCGTCCTGACCCCATCAAGATCCGGATGACTCGATGCATAAACTTTGAAGTCGGATAGCAAGCCCTTGTCTATCAATTCCTGCGTCGTCGATGCTTTGATCAGCCGCTTGAAATATGTCCCTAACACTTTGTGCCAGGGCGTAGCCGATAAACCGATAACAGGCTTTTCCCACCATACCCCAGGTGTCTGCATCCACGTGCCATAGGCATCGGACCAACGATGCACCTCATCTATCACCACGACGTCGGCCGGCGGCATCTCACGTCGCTGCAACGTCTGCACCGAGGCCACCTGTACCGGCATGCAGCCATCCGTCTGCCGATGGTTCTGCTGGATCACCCCGATATCGCTGATGCCCTGCCCATTGAACATCTCGACCGTTTGATCGATCAAAGAGATCGCAGGAACGATGAAAAGGACTTTCTTGTCTTTCATGCGCGCCCTATTCACCAGTTCAGCCGACAATACCGTCTTGCCATAGCCTGTCGGCGCCTGCATCACGATATGCCTGTCCCCCTCACCAACCGCCGCCCGCAAATTATTCAACGCCTCGGTTTGATCCTCCCGCAATGACCTCATTGGCAGCCCCCCTGAGCGGTTTTCCACTGCTCGAAGCTGTCCGGTAGCCCGGCAGGCAAATGATCGATGGTGGTGCCCTCTGCGCCCTTCTCACGCAGGCATCTGGCCAGGACATCTCTGTCCGACCGGACAAACGACACATTGCGCCACCGTTTGGAACTTTCATGACGCTGCAGGATCCACTGAATACCGTCACTCGCCAGCGCCCAACCGTCCGCGACCGCAAATTGCTTATCCTCAGTCGACTTCATGCCTTCACTCCCCATCGTTTGAACTTCACGATCAACGCAACATGCGTCTTGTCGCAACAAAACCGTTTCGCAATGACGCGGTGAGCAATACCGGCCGCCGCCATCATCCTGATCTCGATCACGTCAAGCCACGTCAGGCGGGCATGGGGGTTATTCTCGCCGGATCGATGTCCGTTTGCCGGCCAAACCTTGCTCATTGCGCACCCCCATTCCCAACACGGGGCAAAACCTCATCAGGCTGATCGATGTCGCCCCATGTGGTCTGAGCAACCCGGCCAACTTCCTCCGGTATCGCCCCAACTATCCAGCCCAGCCCAGCCTCCCTGATCCACGCCAACGCCGTATTGCTCCCGATCAGGCCATTCCTGAGCGCTACCCCAATAGTCGTCATGTCTGCATCCCACGTTTTTGCCCTGAGGCTGGCGGCCCGAAGCGCGGTCAGCAAAAATTCGCGGTGAATGTCTTCCTGTGCGTCGCTCATGGTTCTGTTTCCCGTCCGTCGTTTCGTCATGCTGTGATGCTCCTCCCTGTATTATCGGCAGGGCTCGCCTGACATCTCCGCTAGCACGTCCATCACCACGTCGCGGCCCTTGATGATCGGCGGTTTTGACGGTGCTAGTGATGGATTGCGGGAGATGTCGTATGGCGTCGGTTTGTACAGGTCCTTAACCTTTGGCGGCTTCTTGCGCTGCTGTTGCTGCAGCCATTGCCGTTCTGCTTTGCGCGCCTTCGCTTCGAGCGTATCCCGTGCTTCGTTGTAGACCATGCGTCCGGTACGCTTGATCACCGTGCCATGCTCCAACCTCTCCTCCCTTGCTTTGAATTTTCGCGCCCGTCCCCAGTTCATTTTTCCGGTCACCGTGTTGCTCCTGTTTCCTGAATTTTAGACATACTGCCCCATTTCTTTCCTGAGATAGCCTAGTAGGCTTGTCTCTCGTCCGGTCCCCGGACGGCGGGCGCGCTGCCCGGCGGAAAGGTCTTTCTCAGGTGGTTCGCCAGCCGTAAACGGGTCAAACCGGGCAAGCCCAATAGCCTGCATTCCCTCTGGCAAGGGTATTACGACCGAAACCGGCTTCTATGGGGCGGGACATCCGTGCGACACCCAACAGCTCGGTTTCAGACCGACCACTGGGCAGGACAAACGATCCCGTCCAGAGGTTTTTTGGAAACCACCGGTGGAACCTGCTTGCAATTTGTGGGGGGTGTGTTAAGTAAGAGACACAACGACCGCAATTCCAAACATTTCGGTAGTTTCAGAGAGGGCCAGCGCTGACAACGTCTGGCCCTTTCGCTTTTGTAGTAAGCCTCAATTCAAACCGTCATGCAAGTGTTAAAAATATCACACTGGAAGATGATACCGCATCGGCCGTGGGTATTGTAATATGGCGCATGAACAGCTTGTAAAAAACAAAGTTCTTCTATGTCCGGGCGATGCTTGGCATTTTTTGAAAGATACTCCAGACAACAGATATGATGCGGTCGTGACCGACCCGCCTTATGAATTGGGTTTCATGGGCAAAGACTGGGATCGTCGCGGCATTGCGTTTGATGCAATGTTCTGGGCTGAAGTGCTTCGTGTTCTCAAGCCTGGTGGCCACCTTACAGCATTTGGTGCCTCTCGCAATTATCATAGGATGGCCTGTGCGATCGAGGATGCAGGCTTTGAGGTTCGCGATAGCCTGATGTGGATCTTTGGGACGGGGTTCCCGAAGTCACATGACATCAGCAAAGGGATCGATAAAGCGGCAGGGGCGGTACAGGAAGTTGTCGGTACTCGACCCAATGCCGTGCCATCTTATAGAAATAGCGCCAAAGGCGACGGCACAAAAACCAATGACGGGCGCGACGCCGCCAACTGGGATGAATATAAGGCGCGCAGCACAAAGAATATTACTATCGCGTCAACCGCCGCCGCCCGCGAATGGCAAGGTTTCGGCACATCTCTAAAGCCAGCATTCGAGCCCATCGTTCTCGCGCGCAAGCCGCTGTCGGAAAAGACCGTTGCCGCCAACGTGCTGCGCTGGGGAACGGGGGCGATCAATGTTGATGGGTGTCGGGTTGGCATTCGAGAGAAGCCGAAAGTAACTAATCCTAAACGCACTTCGAACACCTATGGTGCAATTGAATCGCCGGGCGGAAAACTACTACCGGATAGCCGCTGGCCGGCTAATATCTGCCACGACGGCAGCGACGAAGTGGTGGGGATGTTTCCGATGACCGGGCCGAGCAATGTGCGCCGCTCCGAAAACGAAGACATCGCTCAATCGACTTGGGCGTTAGGACGTACAGGCATCACGCCGAGGGGCGTATCGGATAACGGCGGCTCCGCCGCCCGCTTTTTCTACAGCGCAAAAGCTGATAGCAATGATCGCATCGCTTCCAAACATCCGACTGTAAAACCTATCGACTTGATGCGATGGTTGATCCGTCTTGTAACGCCCCCCAATGGCTTAATATTGGACCCGTTTGCAGGAACTGGAACAACGGCCATTGCTGCGCTCTATGAAGGTATGCGATGCGTCTTGGTCGAGAATGAAAAAGAATACCAGGATGATATCAAACGCCGCATGAAATTATACGGAATGGGACCGGACCAATACGCCTATGAATTAGCGAAGTTGAAACCAGTCGACCTTGGACCACTTTTTTCTTATTCCAATATTTCTGCACTCGATGGCAAATGATAAGCCTTCGCTCGGTTCCATATTTTTAGAACCTTGAACTGGTCTTGGTGAAATATCCCGAACTGACTGTCGGGGGGGTCGTTGACCTTGATCGCGTACGGCTGCAGATCAAAAGGAAAGGGAATTTCCAGAATTGAGTAAGCGTCTATCTTCTTTTCGTCCTCGCTTACGAAACCATAAAGAAAATACTTCACGGTCCCCTTTCTGATCTTGTCAATCTCAGTCAGCGTACCATTGGGGCGAGACCATCTGATCGTGATATCGAATGGATGAGCAATAAGCCACTTGGCTGTGCGCAGCCGAAGCGCGCACCTGATCGTCGGAGCCGCCAGCACAAAAAAGTCCGTCGCTTCTTTCTGATCGGCCCACTGGTCCTGAATAAAGCTTGAAGCATCCAACCCGAAGAACCGGCCAAGAATGCGCTTGACCATATCGGCATGATGCTTTTCCAGGCGCATGTCATCCTGAACAGTCATTCGGCTGCTCTCTTGAATTTCGCCGTCTCATTGCCAAACTGAGCAAAACCTGGATGCTGTTCACGAGAAAAAACATCCAGCCGTGATCCAGCTGTGACCCGCGCAATGAGTTCGTAGAATTCCTTCGGCTTGCGCGAGTGTTCACGCCGCGGCCATTCATTACAGACAAAGAAATTTTTCGTGTCAACAAAGACCGGCGTACCCTTCCGAGCATAGACGATGAACTCGGCATTATACTGGGGCAGATCATGCGGTTGAAACCCGCCAGGCTTGTGCCAGATCATTGTCAGCACATACCGCAGCGACAATTGATCCAGTATAGCGAGGCAGGACGGCAGATATTTCTCTGTCGTCCACCAGAAAATATGAGCATCCAGCTTTAGCCTCGGCGCAATTTCTCTTTCCCAGTGAGCCTTAATTTCATCAAGCTTCATGACGGGATAGTCGAAGGCATCCTGGTTGGGTCTGACATCACGATCGATCTTCTGCATGTACCATGGCGGATCACTCACGACCACGTCGAACGGTCCTTCTGCGGAAAATGCCGCAGCCATGATCTTCCTTTTCATTTTCGCCTTGTTGTGCTGCCGGTGCTTTTGAAGGACCGCATTCGGGTTTACTGCCTTACCTTCATCGACAAGTTCTCTGCAATACCGGTCCTGCACAGGTTCTGGAATTTCATTCAGCTTTGTAGCCCGCGCCGATCGCTTATAACCAATGCCCATCTCGGCCCGCGTTGGGATGTTCTTTTCTGGCACTTCCACTAGGGCCATGCCAGTAATTAACCCGCGCTGCCCACGTTTCCCTGGCTTCGCACCTCGTATCTGCCCTTGTGTCCCCTTGGCCTTCCCGATGATAGTTAATTCCCGAGCAAGACGTAATTCAGCCTTGACCCAGATCTCACCTGCTTTATTGGCCACATCACTCACTGCGGAATATTTCCTCTGAACTTCCTTCGCCTCGACAATTACCGCGTCGAGTTCAGATAATGTTCGCGCCCCTTTGATCTCTATAGCGAGACGTTCCAATGCCTTGAGAACTTTTGGCACTTCTGCAAATGTCTTGAATGAAACAATTTTCCCCATATTACCAATTCCTCCCTATTGGTGGTCTTATCGCCCACCAGGCCAATAACATCGCCTCGGCCCTGTTGTGATCTCGTTTGCGAGGCAGGAAGTTTTCGAGATGAGGCCATAGCCTGAGCGCCAACCCGCGGGATGCTTCCTTGTCTTCACTGATCAGCTTAAAATAGCTTTTCCATGTCTGCGGCGCGACCAGTTCGAGCGGCGCACCAGTCGCTATGATGCTGGCCGCTTTGAGCATCCCATAGGTCACGCCGAAGCGGAATGACCCGACACGACCATCGCGCGGCATCGAATGGACTTCCTCGATGACAACGCGCTGTGGCATCAGACGATACATCCAAGGCCACAGCGCGCCGACATTGATCTCCCGCCGCTTGCCGACATTGAGGGTCGGAAGATCAATGACATCAGCGAACTCGCCATTGGTCGGGTCTAGCGCAGCGGCGGCCCCATCAATACCAGGATCGATCGCGATGATCACGCCGCAGGTTCTTGACGCTTGGTAAACAGCGGACGCTCTTCCACGACGTCAGCCACAGCCTTGATCTGATGCGCTCTGAACTGCGATCGCGTCATCGAGACACCAGAAGAGACCGGTACCTCTTCCTCATCAAGCTTTTTGAACCCTTTGGTAAGCTCTTCTTGATGATCGTGAAAGCCGCGCATGTAGGCATCATATCCAGGCGTGCCGGGTGCGTAGACCGGCGATGCCGGCTCGCCGGTACGACTGGCTTCCTCACCATCGGCATAGGCCATCATCTCAACATCATGACTGTCTTCTTCCTGCATGAACAGATCTAGCTGCTTGCCGAGGGAATACCCAAGCCAGCCAGCGATCGTGCAGTCTCGTGCGATCTGCATTTTGATCTGTTTCTCGCCTGCTTCCGCTTGCAGTCGGAAAGCCATGTCGAAGTCGCGCTGTAAAAACCCGTCCGCTTTGGCTGACTTGTACCCGTTGCGCACGTTTGACTGCGCCGTCGCCAACGCAGCTTTGAGCTTTGCTATTTTGGGGAGATGAACATCGAGAAACAATTTCTTTGCCTCGGCATCCACCTTGGCATTGCGCCGAAGCGCGATCTCCGGGGCCCTGTCTATAGTCCTGGCAGACCTCATTGCCGCTTTGCGCTTGATGCCGGCCGGTATGCGCTTCGCTTTTGCTTTCTTGGTAGCTCGCTGTTTCATCGATGTCTCCGTCATGTGAGTAGGGAAGGGCGGACCCGGCAGCACCTGGGGGGACACTGCTGCCGGGCCCTATCGCGGCCTTCTATCCGTCCGAGGGGGGCACGACGAACGGACTTCCAGCCCCGAATTACGTATAGTCGGAAGGTCGCAGATGTTCCCGGGAAATACCAATGGCCTTAGACAATTTTGTCACATGCTTCAACGGGATCACCTTCCACCTGGTTATGGCCTGTCTGCTGATCCCCAATATCTCGGCGAGCTGCACTCGGGTATACCCGCGCCTAAGCAGGTTCCGATATGCCTCTCTATCGTTTCTGTGGATAACTTGCCAATTACTGCCCATGCCACATTATGCCGATGCAAAGCTATGTTGACAAGAACAATACATCCGTTTACGAAAGACCCATGGGCCACAGGGGCCCGCTGGAGCATCACATGTCTGACTTCCCCACCATGATCATCGAACTGAACGACAATTCTTTCTGGCAAGTTCGCGAGACCGGTTCTGCCGATCTTGCTCACGTCTGGCTCGGTGTTCAGGGCCGCTTCAATGCCAAGACCAAGGTCTTCACACCAAAGCCGAACCGCAAAGGCTCAGGCAACCGTCCCCGGCTAGTTTCCAAAGCTCACTGCTATCGCGTTCACGTGGCTGCCAATTAGGCAGCCACTTCCTTTCCTCATTCCCGCAACCAACACCGAGCATCACCCATGTTTACCGTTGAAACCTCGAATGGCCAATATGCCAAATTTTTCAGCCTCCAGGACGCCAAACGGTTCGCCGAAAACCTCAGGGAACTGACCGGCAGGAACTATGACATTTACAAGCATGAGATGGTCTGGACGACGTCGCTGCTGGAGGAGGCATACCCATGAAAAAGGATCTTCTTGTCGACATCGGAATATGCCTGTTCCAAGCTGCCTGCGTTACCGTCATCATCATCGCCCTAGCAACTTTGATCGGAGTCTGACATGTCAAACGTTGAAACCCGCGGCATTGGCGACAACGTCAACGTCGATCAAGCCAAGATCGTCACCAACCGCTTAGAACTCGACTATGCGGAAAGCGTCAAGCGGGTCCACAAATTGTGCGATGAAGCCCTCGCCCAGCCTGACGTCGTCCTCAGTGATCAGACTGCCCTGCAGCTGGGCGCCCTAATCAAACGCATCCGCGATCATGATCGCAAACTTGAAGCCTTTCGTGTCGCCGAGAAAGACCCTTATTTGCGCGCCGAACAGGGGGTCGACACTTTCTTCTTTTCGCTTCGTGATCTTTTGACAAGACGGAATAAAAATGACCGCGCGGTGAAGCCCGGTGCAGCCGATGATCTGCAGGCGCGGATCGACCGCTGGCAGGATGAAAAAGCGGCCAAGGAAAAGGCTCGCCTGGAAGCCGAGCGCCAACGCGCCGAGCGTGAGGCCGCGGAAGAAGCCGCTAAGCTAGCCGCGGCACAGGCAGAAGCTGATGAGGCTGCCCGGGCGGCTAGCCGGGCCAGGTCCTATCAGAAAAAAAACCAACTCGCCGAATTGGCTCGCGATGCTTCCGACCGTGAGGCGGATGCCAAGGCGGCGGCCGATCTTGCGGCCATCAGGGCCGAGGAGGCCCGCGTAGCTACGCTGGCCAAGCCGGCTGACTTGGTCAGAGTCCGTGGCAATGATGCCAATGGAGGCGGTGTCACACTGACAGCCGCGCGCGAGGGCTACGCTATCCTCATCGATCGCAACAAACTCGATCTCAATGCCATACTTCCGTATCTTACCGATAGCGAGCTTGAGAAAGCATTGCGCGGGTTTGCCAAAGCCACTGGCTACGTGAAGCAACTTCCCGGCGCCGAGATCGGCTTCAAAAATAGAGGGGTGACCCGCTAATGTCTATGCAGCAAGATATCAACAACAAAGTTGAGGCTGAGTTTAGCCGATGGTTGATCACCTCGGTGGATCTTTACAGAACGGCTGACCTTCCTTTCGAAGCATCAACCGAGCATATAACATCCCTCATGTTGACGGGCGCGCTCTCGGCGCTGATGGCCAACATGAAAGGCCCGAAAAATAAAAAGCTGAAAAAAATACACGCCGCTATTGATACCGCATTCGAAATAGCCTGTAAGCGCGCGGATAAGGAACTTTAAAACAATGAAACGCCCATACATTCCGCTGCACGCGCCGGTAAAGAGGAAGAAGATTGTCTAACCATGAAACGACCAAATGTTCCTTTCCGAATAAGACTTAAGGTGCTCGAAAGACAAGTTTTCCTCGACCGCAAATTTTTGAACGAGGATGAGAGGGAAGCATATCGCGAATGGTGCAATCTGCGCTGCCACGGCAAGAACATGCGTTGCAAGATACGCATCCTGATCGAGATCTTGTTCGGCGGCAGACAGGTTGAGCTGGACCATGATCCGGCTCTGGTATTACGACGCAGGAATAAGCGCACAGGTGACTATATACCTGCTGCTAACAATCCTCGCTTTCTCGTGTATCGGACTAAACCTGATCACCTGCGCAAGACTATTGGGCGAGCTACCGGCGCTGAACGAACCGTCACAAGCAAAGGATCGGATCGATGGCTGGCGAAAAAATTCCAGAAACTGGAACACCCGAAAAAGTCGAAGTCACGGAAGATACCATCGAGATCGTTCCGTCGCGCATCGCCACGACCGGCGCCCTCCTGCCGGTGATCATCTGTGACTGTTGCGGAAAAGGGTTTTTGAATTGGCTACCAAGCGGGGTCGATGAGGATCCGCTGTGGTACTGGGACGGAGGCAACGTCGGCGGTTATGTCTGCGGTGGAGCCCTCAGAATGATCAGCCGCGAAACTGCCATCATGATCGCGGATAATTTTCAAAAGATAGGAGTGGAAGCATGGTTAAGAGGACAACGAAAGCCGGACGAATTACTGCAATAGTGCCGGCGCACAATGTAGTCGCGATAGATAGCACATCGCGGCTGATGCAGGCCATTGCCATAGCGGCCGCGGACCCGAAGTGCAATGTGCAGAAGATGCAGGCGCTGCAAAAGATGTTCGAGGACATGGAGGATCGTCTGGCGAAGATCGCCTATGACAATGCACTCGCCGAACTGCAGGCTGAACTGCCTCAAATAGATCGCACCGGCCGGCTGATCATCCGCAAGAAAGACCCGAAAACCGGCGAGAGAACCGGCCCCATTGACCAGGCGACGGCTTATGCGAGATGGGAAGACATCATGGATATTCTGCGGCCGGTCCTCAGCCGGTTCAGGTTCTCGCTGTCATTTCGCACCGCCAATGATGATGCCGGACGCATCAAGGTAACCGGTGTCCTGGCGCGCAGTGGGCATCGCGAGGAGACTACCATCACGCTACAGCATGATAGCACCGGCTCGAAAAACCCGGTGCAGGCGGTCGGATCATCCAACTCATACGGCAAACGCTACACTGCTGGACTGCTTCTGAACATCGTCACCTGCGGCGAGGACGATGATGGCGGCACCCGACGCGAGCCTGCCGGCAGAAAGACAATAAGCCCCGAACAACATGCCGAATTGATCAAACTTGCAGAGGAAGCTGGCGCTGACATCGCACGGTTCTGCGCTATGCTCAAGGTCGACAGCCTCATCGACATCCCGGCATTGCGGTATGAGGAAGCCAAGGCCCAGCTGTTGCGCAAGAAGAAGGCGAAGGAGAGAAAAGCCGCCGAGGCAACCTCTGACTTCCCGGGTGACAGACCTCTCAAGACTGAACCACCCAAGAACGAGTTCACCAAGGGAGGGATGCGATGAAGGTGATGAGAGAAAGACCGTCGATGACGTCTCGATATAACATCATTGAGTGCGAGCAGGGATCGCCGGAATGGTACGCCGCCCGGCGCGGCATCCCGACATCAAGTCGCTTCGGCGATATGATGGCTATTGGCGAAGGCAAGACACGCCTGCGCTATATGCGTGAATTGGCTGCCGAAGTTATCACCAATGAAACCACCGAGACCTTTTCCAACGAAAAGATGGAGCGCGGCCGCAAGTTTCAGGCGAGGCTAGAGGCGATGTACCTCTATGACAATGACGATATCCAGGTCGAACACGTCGGCTTTATCCGTTCTACATTGATGGCGACGGGCTGCAGCCCGGATGGCTTGATCGGCGATCGGGGCATGGTTGAATTCAAGTCGACCGAGCCTCATTTGCTGGTCGAAATACTGCAGACCGGAAAAGTCCCGAACCACAGGGCGCAGGTACAGGGCCAGCTCTGGATCACAGGCCGCGAGTGGTGTGATCTCGTGATAGGCTGGCCAAAGATGCCGCTCTCAGTCACCCGCATCCACCGCGATGAGAGCTATATGGCTGGTCTACGGTTGGAGCTACAACGCTTCAATACCGAACTTGATCTTCTAGTCTCTCAATTGAAAGCGAAATTATGAGACGTCGCCCGATCAAAGTCGTATGGACCGGCGCTTCGTTCGTTCCTCAGGGCCGGGAGATGACCTATTGTCAGCATATGTTCAGGGTTGGCGAGATCTTCACGATCGACCCCGAGCAGGAACGCGACATGAATTCACACCGGCATTATTTCGTCCAGCTGAAGGAAGCGTGGGAGAATTTGCCAGAGGAATATGGAGAGCAGTACCCGGACGAAGAAATTTTCCGCAAAAAGCTGTTGATCCAGTGCGGCTATTACAATGAGTCGAGCATCGTCTGCGACACCACCAATGACGCCTTCATCCTGGCTGCGTTCATGGCGGACGCGGATAGGTCAGCTACGATCAACGTGCACGGCAATGTCATTCAGAAATTTGTGGCGCGATCCCAGAAAGTGCAGTTAATGGGACGGAAAGAGTTTCAGCAGTCGAAATGGGCGGTGCTCGAATTGGCTGCCTGTATGATCAATGTCACCCCAAAACAGCTGGAAAAAAATGCCGGGAGGAGCGCCTAAAAAAGTACCTGATGAGATCGTGGCCTTTATCAAGGAGATCATCAACATTGACCGGCGCGAGCGACAGATGGCAGGCTTTATCCAGGGAACCACCCATCTGGTAGACCGGATCGCTGCACACTTTGGCCTCAGCGTTGACTATGTGCAAGACATCAAGAAATTGAAAGAACGCCGGTATGTGCGTGCGTCCCTGTTATTAGCAAACGACTGGTATACGGTTCCACTTGAAAAGCTTGAGCGAATACGTCAACGCCGCATACGTAAAGGTTTTATAGAGGGCCCCTGGAAGCCGGTCTATACGTACGGCCGTCCTGGTACGGGAAGCTTCAAACAACGACTGAGGCGCCGCGCTAAGCGATCTAAAGGGGCATTACGCAGGCTTCCCCCCAAACAACAGCATTAGAACTCTTTCGGGCGACGGTAGATGCAAAACAGGCTCTGCCCCCGGGAACAAACATGGTCCTGGTCATCCTCCGACCAATGCAGCCTCGGGTCGGAATAAGACAACATCGGAAACCCGCGGACCCTGACACCATCCTTCAGTTCTTCGACCACCCCATTGGGAACCGGGCGGCAGTCAGCCCCGCCACAGCATTGCGGTGAATACCAGCTGTGACCTTGCGCAGATGCGCATGCGCATAAAACCATCCCCATTAGAATACCGACCGCGACCTTAACCAGTTGGAATATCATCACTATCCTTCCGAGGTTCCAAATAGGCCGTTAATTTGGCAAATTAGCCGCCAATTTCTTTTTGTTCCCCCGACGTTCCGCCTCTGTTCGAACCTCGGACAAAATGCCCCCCCCCTATTTCTGTCCGGGACAGAAACTAAACGGGGGGGCGGTCATCCAATGAGCGCGGGTGCCGGGTAGATCACCTCGACGGTATCGTCGGTTCCGATCCCTAATGCCACCATCAAGCCCGGGCTTAAGTCTGCCACCCGTCCGGTGTCCTCATGTGGGCCCCAGTCTGCCGGCCATGCCAGAGCCTGCCGGCCGGTCTTGGGAGAGCGGACAAACGCCCGCAGCGTCGGATCCGCCAGCATGGTCTTGGGTGTAATTTCGTAGTCCCACCGGCAGGCGATATACGGCTTTGACGGATCGAGGCGCCTGGCAAGCCCAGACGTGCCCGGTGGCTGCTCGTCTAAAAACAGGTGGGGTGCGTCTTCGTATTCGTAAAAAAATGCAAGCCCTTCGTCCGGGTCCACACCCGTGTCAGCCGGTCCGCCGAACCAGCTGCACTTGCCGACTTCGGTTATGGCCACATTGATCTCTAAACGATCTCGTTCCTTCTCTCCCGCTTCCGCCACCGTAAGGTCCTTGCCGGCGAGCACTTCCGCGATCGCGAGGCACAGCTCATCGAAATGCTCGTGGTAGAGATCAACGTCAGCCTGCGAGTCCACAAAGCAAACCTCGATCAGCACTGCTGGGGCTGCCGTATTGTTAAGAAAAAACAGATCATCAGTATGCTTGCCACCGCGGTCTATGAAACCGGCCGTATAGGCCATCGTCGCCGATAGATCGATCGCGAGCGCATCAGCAGTCGTATAGAAGACCTCACAGCCTTTTGGCTCGTCGGTAGTCTGACCTTCCGGAAGATAGGCATTGAAATGAACGCTTGCGTCGATGTCATGCGGCCCTTGAGCATTATGAAAGTCAACGATGCGGTTCAGATTTTCCTGTTGATCGTTGCTGACATCATCATGGTATGTCACCACGTCGACGCCCAAACGCCTGAGATATTTTGCGACTTCTTCAACAACACGCCGCGCTTCATCAACTTCATCGATGATGCCCTCGGCGCCGCGGATATGCAGTCCATGACCACTGCTCATCACAATCCGTAATTTGGCATCCATGCAAACCTGCCTTTCTCATCACGCTTAAGAGGACGGTGGTTCTAATTTCTGGGAAAAGGCGCTGTCGGCACCACAAAACCTGCATCACTGGCATAACGGGCAACGCCTTTGGTGATGCGAACTTCGTCCACATAACCTTGGAATGGATATAGACCGGCGGCATCCATTCCAATTGATATCTTGGCGGTGCAATTAGCGAGATTTCTTACCGTCGTTGTGCTGCCGATCATGACGCCATCGGAATACATCCGAACCTTTGCTCCATCACAGTCGACAGCAATATGATGCCATGCATTGATGGACGGTGTGCTTGCCGGCGCCGCTATATCAAAATTATTATCCGTTACAGCAACCGCTGTATTCCATGAAAGCTGATTAACATTAAACCACAGCACCCAGGCATGCTGATTGCCAAGATGATCCCATTGCGACAGAATAAACGAATTTGCAGAACCATAAGCGAGAGGATATATCCAAAGCTCGACCGTGAAATTGCTCGTGCTGAAATACCAGTCATTGCTATCAGGCCACGTTATCGCGCCATTACCGCCATTATAAGCATTGAGCGATGCTGTCCCGAACTTTTTGTTGCCTGTGCTGATTACAGCGGTGCCGACCACAGTCGCCGTGCCATGCACGCTCGGACTTTCATCAGTCATTCCAGGCGTGGTGGTTGAGCCGTTCACGTCTTCAAAACCCAACAGCAGAACGACATTGCTGATATAGGGATCATGCGAGCCAAATACACAAAGCCCGATACTTTCATAAGCGAAACACTGACCGCCCGTACCAACATAGAAATATGAATTTGGAGCATTTTCCGATGACATCCAAACAGTGGGGACATCGGTAAAAGCAGTGCTCAATTTTCCCGAAACTGTGACATTAAACCCGGTCCCTACTGGGGTTATGGTTGCGGTGCCTACAGCGCCAGTGCCTAGAGCAGTCGGGCCACTGGCCGTGCCGGCCTGCAAATCAAGCTCGCTATAGAACCCGTAGATCGAACCACCATCTGTTATCCACAGTCTGACATAGCGGTTATTAGCGCCAGTACCGCGGGCAATCCAAAGTGAGGCCCGTATGCTTGTATTGGCGGTGACATTGACCCCTGTGTACTTGGTATTATGATTCCCATTAAGGGTATTATCTGCAAATGTGGAAGCAGTCATTGATCCGCTGGCGCCAATCGCATTATTAGGCGTATCTGTTCCCAAATTTACGTTGGGACCCGTAAGCGTCCGGGGAATACAGACGGGCGCGCCAGATGGCCAGAGCAATGGCTGTGACTGTGGTTGCATTACGTTAGTCCTGTTTCATGCTTCGTCAAATTCGCGGGCCTTTCGCCATTCAATGTTTATGGTCATGAAAGATTTGTACCAGATATGATCCAGGCCGTCGTATCGGTCTTCAGCGCCGTGCAACAGCCATATTGCGCCAATGTGCGCGAGCCCGTGGTGCCCGCACCCGCGAGATACATGGTGTCACTGGCAATGGCGATCGTCAGAGCATTGGCGCTCAGGTTCACGAACGATATGACCGTGCCAAGCGTATAGGCCACACTAGCATTAGCTGCGATGGTGAATGTCCTGGCATTGGCGTCACTAGCCGGATGATAAATGAACTTGCCGGCGTCGCTCAGCACAGTCGTATAATTGGCGCTATTGGAATTCTCAGGAATAATGCCGGGCGTCCCAATAGCTGTGGTGACAAACGCCGTCGTCGCGATCTGCGTCGTGCTGGTCCCGACCGTTGCTGTTGGCGCAGTAGGCACACCGGTTAGCGCCGGAGAAGCCAAAGTCGCATAACTCTGATTGACAGCCGCGGTCACCAACCCCTTGCCGTTGACGGTGATGCCTTGAAACGTGCCGATATTGGAATTGACCGTTGCGAGGGTCGTGGTGATTGTAGCCGCGCCAGCGCCAGTGACATCGCCAGATAGCGTTATTGATGTCCCAGTCGCAGCCAGCACATTCGCCCAAGTCGCATTGATCCTGCCATAGATCGTCCCATCAGACGGCGCATCGGCAAGACCACCACCGCCACCGCCCCCCGACGCCGCCGCCAATTGATCGATGGCATCCTGCACATTCGTCGCAGTGAGCGTACCGCCACCGGACAATGGCACGCCTTGATCCGCACGAACATTCCGAGCTGGACCATCGGTTGATCGCAATGACTGCTCGCTATCGATCACCGGCATCACAACACCCTGATGATGTAGTTCACGCCAACCGTCGGCTGCACGATCGGATGAAAAGTACTGCTGCCGGCATCGTATGTATTGCTGTTTCCATTTGCGCCGCCATTGACTAGAACACCGGTCGTGCTGCTGCCCGTGGTTCCGCCAGTCGGTGAATTGTTGATCGTATAGTAACCAGTGACATCGGTCGTAGCGATCCCAACTGCCGGAAAATAGTTATAGGTATGAGTATGACCAGGATCGTATATGTCGGCCCTATGGTGATGTGCCGCCAGTTCTGCCACAGTCAGCTGATGGCTTTCGCTGCCGTTTGCGCAACTGGCACCGACCACTGTCATCGCCGTTCCGCATCCAGTCGAAGCAGACGTCAGCCTGCCAGCTGCAGAGCTACCCGGCATGGTGTCGAGCCCGGCAATAACGCGCCCGCGAAGATCGATCACCTGAAATAGACCGGCCGAACAGATACCCGGTGCCGGGCTGCCGATCAGGGCCCAATAGGTCGCGTAAGTCGTAGTCGAGATGCACTGACCATTGGCGAAAACATAGCCAGCTGGCGCCACCGTGCCTGTATACGCAATGACGCTACCGAGCGGCGTACCGCCACCGCCGCCGCTGCGCACGATCCACGAACTGCTTGCCGCCTGATATAACATGATCGTCGGCACGCCAGCCGATACAGTAGCTGGGCTGCCGGGCGATGAGACAATCGCCTTCGCCGCTCCTCCATCAGCCGCAAGCGTCGGGCTTCCAGAGCTATTGACGTTGAACGTGACGCCAATAACCATCCCGTCATTCGGTGGATCTGGAAAACCTTGATTGGTCGTAACGGCAAAAGCGGTCGGGCCGCCAGTCGTCTTTAATGCGCCAGAGGTATCGGCCGCCTGTTCGGCTAGCCGCGCCATCATCGCGCGGGCGCTGTCGTTCACGACCGATGGCGGCATTCCTTCTATGAACGATATCGATGGATCAGAATTCCCGTTCTGGGAGGCTGTCATACTCCATTGCCAGAAAGCTGCGCGCGCCTGCTCGATCCCATATTGCATGCTCAGCGAGACCGCAGCGATCAAACTGATAAGACCGAGAGCCTTAAGCATCCGCTTCATGTCGCTTGCTCCGGTGGTGATGGCGGCGTGAGACCGAGGGTGCGGTTCATCATCGCCTGTGACAACATCCGAGCCCGCATCATCGCAGGCGTCATCATTGGCTGTATGGGCGCCATCGGTGGCAATGAGGGTGGGGCATTGGCCTGTTCCTGCTGAGCGATCCTGTCTTGTATGTCTTTCATCTGGCCCGCAACATCAGGTCCCTGTGGCTGCTGTGTACCATCCTCGGTCTGATCGGTCGACTCTGCTTCTGCGACGGCCCCCGGCTGTCCCGGCTGTGCTGTGGCATAGCCTCCTGATGGCGACATGCCACGCGTGCCAGCAACAGACTGGAACGGCGCCATAGCCTGACCGCCCATTCGCGCCACCTTGTCTTCCATATTCCGTCGCCAACCCTCCTCAAACGACTGCGGCGTCTGCAACGAAGCTTTCATATTCTTCTCAAACGGGTTGCCGGCAATATTCGACATCTGCCCCTTAGTATAAAACCCTGCGCCCTGCTGATGCATCATGTAGGTCTCGATCGGCGTCGGATCGCGACCGAAATGAGCCCTGAACTCGGCGGCATTGGCTTGCGCATAGCGCGCGGCCGCCATCGCATTGTCCATCGGGTTGTAGATGTCGCCTTGGCCATGATCATGCCATACACCGTGGCCAAGCTGGTACAGGCCTTTGAATTGCGTGGCATTGCGCATGTTACTAAACGGGTTTACGCCGCTCTCGATCTGGGCAACAGCGCGCCAATGTGCCGGATCCATCCCAGCTATGGCAGCCGTCCTGTTGATCGCGTCATCCACACTCGAATAACCCTGAGCATCATCCATGATCGTCCGCCTCGTCTTTATCGTCTATCTGCTCGTCATTATCGGCGTCATTCATTTGTGGCATCGCTTCACGGTGTGGTTTGTTAGAGAAGAAGGCATTGTGCCCGGTCTCTTTCTCTGTGCTGCGCTCCTTCTGATCGCATGCCTGCCTTATTGGAATGCGAACGACTGATACCCTACTGGGATGACTGATCATCCTGCCGCGTCAATTGCGGGAACGTCATCGCACCTATCTTGCCAGGATAATATGCGCCCTGCCGTGGAAAAGGTGCACGCTGGCCCAAGAACAAGTCCTTTGCACGCCGCGTTTGCCGCCACGTCGCGAGCTTATCAATAGCCTCCGAAGCCGCATGGCCCGCGCTATAGTGAGCCCCGATGCCGATCAAGCCATGCCCGAGCCCCAAACCAGTGATCGCCATCTTGATCAAATTCTTCGTCATGCCTCTCGCAGTTTCCATGTTCTCATAACCCGAACGCGAATAGTTCACGGTGCCTTTCACAGGAACTATCCGTCGATGCGCCTCACCGATCGACTTAAGCACCAGCTTCTCATTGGGTGTCAGCATCTTGTCGGCAAGATCAGTGTCGAGAAAATTACCGATATTGTTAGCGATCTTCTGATGACCCCATTTGGTAGTACCCTCGACTTCTTTAGTAACCTCCAATAGCTTGGCGAGCTTGAGCCTCGCCCATGTGTCGGCATTGCCGCTGTTGACCAATGCATCCCGCAACGCTTCTGCGACTTTCCCGCCACCCGCTTTATCCAGCGTCGCCAGCAGCTGCTCGCCCGTCATGCGCACGCCACCAATCCGACCCGTCAGCTTGCCAATGATATGCTCAGGCGTATCCTTGACCGGATCGATGTCCGCAACCCTGCGCAGGTCGCTGGCATGCTGCCGCAGCCGCGTCTGCTGGCCCTGATCGTACACCGCATCCGCCAACTGCCGGTGAGACAGCATCTTCTCGATCCGCTGCGCCTGCTGCACAAACGGCACCGGCTTGCCACCGGCCGGCGTTTCAGTCAGATGCTTGATCATGCCACTTTTGATCTCCCCCCATTCCGGACTGTTGGCGCCGAACACCCGATCACGCAAGTGGTTCAGGATCGGCACCGCATTGCTGGCGAACGGGTTGTCAGGCGTGCCAAACAATGTGCTGACGATCTTTTCCGGCTGCATTTCCTGACCAGGGTATTTGCCGATCACATTTTCCATAAACTTGCCGACAACATCGCCCGTTCCCTTTCGCGAGAATGTCTCGCGTTCTTGTGCATGAGCCGCCCGCGCCGCTTGCAGGGACGATAGGATGTCATCTGCATTGCCTGTAAGCAGACCACCGTCAGTCGTTGTCCTTTCCAACCAATTCTGAAATTCGTCTGTAATGCGACCAACCGCGCGCGCATCCGTGTAAACGCCGCTCGATCGTGCCTCCGCATTAGCCAACCGCCGATAGATCACTAGTTCCTTGAGGATATTGTTCATATCGTCTGGTGTGATCGCCCGCGGTGGAGGCTGCCCTGGAGCCCGAGCCTCGTTCGTAAAGCGAAGACGTCCAACCTCGTCATCGATCATCTTCAAAGCAGCAGAGCCATACTTTGTCGTAAGGGGATCAAGCCTAACCCGGTCTGCACCAGGAGCCGTATCCAATGCCGTACGAAGTTCATTGCCGACACTGACCAACCTGCTTGGATCATAGCTGCCTGGCTGCCTACGGAAGTAGTCATAGGCGCGGTTGGTGGCATCCCGCGCAGTCCTGAACAGTCCGCGAATGCCTCCGCTAACCGTATCGCCGACGTCCCGAGCCGCCGTCGCCGCAGGCGCTGCACCACCGACCGCCGCCGCAGGCGCTGCACCGCCAACATCTCGGATCAGCTGCTCGGTCTGCTGCTGAGCCGCGCCGGCGCGCGCAGCCTCGGCTGCTGCCCGCTGGTCCTCCATCTGCCCGATGTCGAAAGCCGCCCTGTTGCCAGCCTGCAGCGGCGTCATGCCGGCCGATCGCCCCGAGGGATCGATATAGTCGTGAAGGGTCTGATGCGCGGCCTTCATGGCCGCGTCGGTCTGCGCTTCAGCATCCGTCGCGGTCGGCACCTGCGTGCCGATCATCCTCTGCTCTTCGGCGCTGGTCGCCGGGTTTTGCGTAACCACTGACTCACGAACCGGTATGTTCTGTATCTCTCCAGTCGGCGTTGTGACCGGGATCGTGTTGGGGGCGCGCGGCCGCGGCACCCACATTCTTCGCGCGGCATCCCAGATATGCCCGGCTGCCTTGCCGATCAGCACGCCGCCTACCCCGCCACCTAAGCCCCTGAGCGCCCCTTCCTTGGGGTCCTCACCGCGCAGATAGGCGTCAACAGCGCCTATGGCAGCATTAGAAGCCCCACCCATAATTGACGCGGGGACAACATCGCCAGTCATCCCGAGCAGCCTGGCAGGCCCTGCAAACTCGCCAGCAAACATGTACGGGAGCGAACCGATAGCAGCGCCTTCCACCTTGCTCCTGATGGGATGCGCCTGCCGGTAAGCATCAATGCCAGCCCGTATCTGCGCCAGGTTCTGAGCCTGCGTGCCACCCTTAGCTTTGGTTCGAAGCCACGCTGCAGCTGGAGCGGCATAGGCGCCGATCCCCGGCAGATCTTCTGCCGCGGAGATCGCCGAATAGTTGCTTCCATCGCCCTGATCTGGAGCCGGAGCCTGCGTGCCGGCATAGTGTTGAGACATCGCCGAACTAATAGTGTCCTGCGGCGTGTCATCCGGAAAATTGAACTTCGACTGATCTGGCCCAATGATAGTGATGGTCATTGTGTAAATCTCTTGGTAGTCGGATCCCAATTATAAGTGCTGCCCGGCTTCACCACCTGTATTCCTCTTGCAGCCGCGTCAGCCTTAGCTGCCTCTTCGTGCATCTTGTCTCCTCCAACCATCCGGTCGACCTTCTTGCCGGTCTTTAGCCCCTCGATAACATCCTCAATATGCGCAATTTGCGCCCGCTCCTTGTCAGTCACGAAATTCGCGCCTTTCGGCCAGTAGCGGGGATCATCCCCATATTTTCGGTCGCGATCGGCTTCAGTCTCTTCGAGACCACCCTTCAAAAGGTCAAGCATACCCTCCAGGGAGCCGGCTGCTCCCTGCCTCGACTGGAAGATATCAGAAAGATATCCCTTCATCATCGCACGCTCATGGACACCGCCCGACCTCGTGCCTGACGTGAGCGCACCGACTTCGCCCGTAAGGCCCTGACCGGTTACACCGACCCTATGCTCAAGGCCTTCCATCTCGCTGCTTTCCGCTTTCAGCCTGTTAAGACCATGAGCCACCCTCTTCCAAGGGAAGCCGGACAAATGCGCATCCATCATATCGTCAGCAATGCTGACAAAGTGATCCAAGCCCTGCCCCAAACTGAAAGCTCTCAGACCGGCGCCTTTTGTTGTGCCACCAAGCTCACTTTCATAGGCTTTGCGAGCGTTGATGGCGACAGGATCATATTGTTGACCGATGCCGGCGCCATATAGGCGAGCAAATGACTCAATACCCTTGCCATACGCCTGACGTCCCGCAGGGTTGAACATTCCAGCTAGAGCGGCTTTTATGTCACTCTGCACAACAGGTGAAAATTGGTTGAGAAATTCATCGGCAACCTTGTTCTGATCAAAGTTCTGCTCGTTATATCCCGGTGCGAAGAAACCAAACCCAGTGCCACCAAAAGACCGTGGCGCATTTTGATCTCCCAGCTGTTGTGGCTGGCCGCCCGTTTGCTGAATGTTGCTTCCCGCAGGAGCATTGGGCAGGGTTGGTCCAGTAGGCGACGGAGCGCCACTACCAGTGCCACCACCCCCGCCTCCACCGACACCACCGCGACTACCCGGTCCCTCGTCGAGATAGAAATGATCTGCCGGGTTCTGCGGATCAACCATTATTACTCGTTTGGTCGGGCCAAACATACCAGGCTGCTCGACTTCCACCTTCTCATACTTAGTCGGGCTTGCAAACTTCGTCATCAACGAGTCAAAAAGCTTCGGGTTGGTTGCGCCAGCCAGAGCAAGGTTGTGAGCCTGCTGCGGATCCATGCCGCTGTTCTGCAGCGAAGAGAGCAGCGCGTTGTAGCTTGCTTGCATGCCGCCCTGCTGCTGCTGCATCGCGATGTCTTGCTGGATCGCCGGGATCGAATAAGCAGCCGCTCGCCCGATGCCCTGATGCAGGCCTGGCGCCCCCGACATACCGGCGCTGATCGCCAACAGCTGGTTCTGGTGCTTACTTAACCAGTCGCCAATGCCGCCAAGAATGCCAGCTGCATTGAACGGAGACTGTGGAGCAGACTGATCCGACATAACCGTCTGCCGCGCAGCAGGCGAGACCGCCGACGGAGGCTGACCAGTCGTCGTCGGGGTGATAGTAAGAGGAGCACCAGGCGCAGTATGCGGATCATGTACGCCCAGCCGCTCGCCTTCCGTTATGTCCCCGGTCGAGCCATCGACCTCGCGAGATGATCCCGCCACACCTTCCGGTCCCAGCTGAGAAGTCTGCTGCTCAGGCTGCCCTCCTACTACACCTTCCGGTCCCATCTGAGATGTAGCAGCTGTTGCAGGTGTCGATGGCAACAGCCCTGCACTGGGCGACCAGAAAATATTTTGCCCAGGCTTCGCTTCGGAAAACGCTTTCAGGTTCTCTCCGATCTTACGGAAAGGCTGACTTTCACCGATCCTGCGCAGAACCGCGCTATCACTTGTCTCATCAGGAGAATAAATACCGAGAGGGTTACGATCCACTGGCGGCAAGGATGGCCAAGACAAGGAACGCTTGTCTGTCTCCTCCGGCCTTAATTCAGTCGGTGTTTGTATAGGAAGATCCGGAGGCCGCCGCGGTGGGTACGGCTGCGCTGTGTTAAAACCCTGCAAGTTTGCACCGAGCGTTGCAACACCTCTCCTAAGCGGCGGCACCCATGGCGACCCACCCACCTCGCCTTGGCTCAAATTGGTCGACGTCTGCTGTGGCAAGGGGGGAGATATTACTTGCGGGGGAGGATATGGTGTATTGAAACTCTGCAGGTTTCTGCCGAGCCCGGTCACGACAGGGTTCGGACCCATCTCATCCGGGCTATAGGTGCCCAATGGGTTATAATACATCCGGTTGAGAAGGTTCTCCAGATAGTTGGCCACGTCAGCCTCCAAAACCCTGTGTCCCGGTTAACCTCCGAAACCCTGTGATCCGGGCAAAATGCCTGCGCCTTGCATGATCGCCGAGCCCGGCAGTTGCGCTTGCTGTGGTGACATTGGAACCCCACCCGGTTGGTTCAGACTAGCTCTGATCATGTTCATCCAATTTATCGGGTTGAGCTGTCCCAACGGCGAGGTCTGCGGGTTGAACGGATAAGGCTGTGCCGGCGTCGGCAGCTGCACCGGCGGCTGCTGCAGCCCGGCCTGCTGTGGCGAGAGGATGGACTGCTGGCCTGGCGGCGGAGCCGCGGGCCCGTATTGCGGGCTGTAAGGCGATCCAGGCAGTCCCTGTTGGCCCGGAAGCGGCGGCGGTCCCTGAGGCCCACCGGCCGCGACCGTCGTATCCGGGACCGTAGCGCCTGGCGCTATATTAGCCTGCGGGGCAACGGTTGGAGCCAGCGCCGCCTTCGCCGAAGCGAGGTTCTTACCAAGCCCCTGCAACGACTTGCCCATCGACGGTGCATCTTTGATATCGGCATACGACAACGTAGGAAAATTTGCCATTGGTGGTGCGCCACTGGGCATTTGTCATCTCCTTGCGTCTTGCAGCATACCCATCGTTGCTGCCTTGCGAGTTGCGAGATTGTAGCTAACATGTTTGAGACCGGCAGGATCGGTCGCGACAGCCTGTGGTGTCTTCTTCTCGACTTCATCGGCCATCATGCCAATCTGATGCGTCGGAGATCCCTTGAAACGGAAGCTATATATTTTCTGATCGTCGTGCGTCCTGCCGATATCCTTGATGTCGGTCTTGGCCCGGCGATCGGACTTGGGCCACAGCGACCCGATCGTGCCGGCGATACCGGAAATGTCGCCGATCAAGTTCGAAAACTGGTTCTCTGCAGGCTTCTGTATGCCGGTTTGTGTCTGGTTGGCAGTGGTCGTGCCACCCATGCCGCCAAGCCCCATGGCAGCTGCCAGCCCCGGCTGGGCATTCGCGAACGGCTGCTGCTGCAATTGGTTCGCCACCTGCCATTGCGCCATGGATGGCGCCATACCAAGGCTCGGTAACAGGCCGGCACCCGCCAATGCCTGCTGCATATTGCCGCCGATGGCTTGCGCCGTGTTGATGCCGGCATTGGCCAACGTCTGGTTGGCAGTCATGAGGTTGCCAACATTTCTGTTGTACTGGTCTTGAATGAGCGGCGCCTCACCTTGTGCCAGACCGAGCGCGGCTGTTTTCGCTTCGCCTCCCGCACCGCTCGGCTCGCGTCCCGCAGCGGCATATTGCCCCTTTACCGTATTCATAATGTTCTGGTTCAGCGTATTGAGCGCTTCGCCAAAACCGGGGGTACCGTAGGGGTTTAAGTTTGCAGGGTTGGCAAGACCGGACAAGTTGGTCTGCAGGTTTTGGTAGCTGGCCGGCAACATGCCGGCTGCATTGAAAACGCCTTGAACCGACTTCGAGGCTTGCGGAAGATAATTCGGAAGACCGCCCGCTGAAGTCCACAGGTTCTGGCCAGCTTGCTGCTGTTGACTCGTCATGGCCGGGTTGAGACCACCATAGTACTGCGCCATGCTGGTCAACAGCGGCGATGCAGTTGCCCATGGGTTCGCTGTCGTCGTGCCACTCGACGTTTGCGTGGTAGTTGCAGGCGTGGTGTCGAAAAAACCCATTGTCAGCCTCCGATCGCTGTACTCATTGTATCAGCCTCCGACCGCTGAAAAGTCGAAAAAGCGATCCATCGCCGGGTTACTGTCGTGCGTGATGATGAAGCTACCATTTAACACGGTGGAAACCCAGACCGACGTTTGTGTTGCAGCTGCACTCGCACTACGTGGTGTCAATGCGACCATCGAGGACACCGAAATAGTCGGAAAAGTCACCATCGTCGAGGTAGCATTCGGTGTCAGCTGTATCTGACCGACATTATTCGAACGCCCATCAACCAGTTCATTCACAGTCGAGACGACCGCGTAAAGATCCTTTTCGTGTGGCTGAAGCCGCCGTGCCACTGCTAACCTCGTGTACCCAAGAAACCAAGATCAGGCGACCGTGTTCCTCTGTATGGGAGGACCGGCGGCACCGGCTTGGCCCCCGGTGGAAGCTCATCTTCTTCGTCACCTCTTAGTGCGTGATACCAGTCTCGGTAACGTGTTTTCCTTTCATCAGTTTGCTGCTGCGCATGCTGCGCTACTGCAGGCGCCGCCCCGATACCGCTATCTTCGAATAGGCTCATTGGTTTGGTCAGCAATTCGCGGCGCAGACTGTCGGGAATATCCATGTGATAAACAGAATAAGCTTTCGGCTCAAAAGGTTGTCGTCTCTCCTCGTTTGGTAATTCACTGCGCACAACCTGCACGCCATGAGCCTTGCCGATCTTGTTGGCCTGGTCGACACGGCGGCGGTTGTAATAGTCGCGAATGCCTTTGTCGGCTTGGATCGCTTCAGCCCGCTGATCCGGGGCTAATTCCGATATATCACGACCTTGGTCGCGCAGCATCACCAATGGGTTGGTGGTATTTTCCTCACCTGCCGTCCACGAAATACGCGGATAGCCTTTTTCTGCAGCCTCACGCAATTGATCATGCAGCGCGAGACGCTCCCAGCCAGTGCCCGCGAATGGAGCGTTCGGCACAACATCCTTACTTTGCAAACGGCCAATTTGATATCGAAGCGTTCCGATCTGGTTATTAAGATCGTCCAAGTTTGCCATATATCTTGGATCGTTCTGATCCAACTGGTCACGCTGTCGTCTCAGATCATCCCGTTGTTTTGACAAACCTGCTACTTGTGTATCGATGTCTTTAGCATATCCCTTATCCCGTCCCTGCTGATGCCAGTCGCTCTGGTTCTCTTCATCGTGCAGACTGCGAATTGTTTGTGGCCACACCTCATTTGGCATGTTGCGACGTAGATCATCCTCCTGAGCCCGCAAAGCCTGCAATTTGTCCTGTAGCGGCTTCATTTCTGGAATATTTTCCGCCGCCTCAAACTGTCGCCTCACCTCTCTCGCATCAATCCTTCCCTCACTATAATCCTGCCTGATCCGATCATCATGTTGACGGCGTATTCCATTGATCTGTCGCGCAACCTCTCCCTGTTGCTGTTGAATATCATCGTTCTGCTGCAACATTCTTTCACGCTGAAAGTTCTGTGCCGCCTGCTCTGGCGTTAATGGCTGATCGAAAGAACGATCAGTAGACCGCCGATGAAACAGCACATTCGGCTCATCCCAATGGCTGCCATGTTCTCTAGTGAAATTGTCACCTGATGTCGGCATCTGGATTAGCCGCTCACGATAGTTCTCGCCACCGGGAAGCTTGTATTCCTCATATTCTGGTACTTGAAATGATGAATTTAAAGAACCATTGCGTTGTAAATATTCATAATACTCTTTTGGGTTATCCCATAGCGCAGCGTCTTTAGCGCTTAGATCATCATACTGATCCTTGATATTGTATTGCTGCTGTGCCGTCAGATCTTCCCACGACTTATTACCTTTCTCAATTCTGTTGAGTTGAACCGGGTTCGCTTGAAGATGCTCCTCGATCCCAGTACGAGATATCTTGGTGTTGCCCAACCCTTCCAATGCCGGCCCAAGCTCACGCCATTGTAATTCTTCAGGCTTGGCGCCGAACCGCTTCAGCTGGTTGAGCCATTGCAGCCCGGTCAATTCCTGCGAGGGAATACGAGCAAGCGCGCTTTCAATGCCTGTCGTGTATTGTGGCGCATGCGCTGCAGTCGAGATCGCCATACCGGGTTGGCCGGTGTCGGATAATAACTTCCTACCCATGACGCGAAGATCAAGCCCCGGCGCAGCCGCCCTTTCTAGCGCGCTTGCCCCGCCGCCGCCTGCTAAGCTTGCCAGATCCACAGAACGTTGGATCGGCTCATCAGATGAATGGCCGCTCGGCCCCCACATTGACACCCTGCCAGCATAGACATCGCTCGGCAATGTGGCTCCGCTCTTGATCACCTCATCAACACCTCGCACCAGGTTCTGGCCTGTGGACGTCGCAAGTCTGCCGAATGCTGTACCAGGAGATATCTGCGGCCCCGAGGGGATCAGCGGCGCCCCAACATCTGGAAGGTTGTTACCGCCTCCTTGTTGCGGCCTAGGGCCAATATCTGGCGATGCTGGGACCGGTGCCGACGACGTTAACGCATGAAACATCGGATAAAGCGATGGATGCTTGATCGCCGACCACATCGTCGACAAGCCGCTCGGCCGATCAGCATCCTGCTGGGCGGCAAGGTTTTCCAGCGCCTCCTGGTCCTGCCGGTCATTGCTCGGTGCCAGTGTGCCAAAGCCGGGCATCAGCGATCTCCCGCTATTTCGCTCTCAGGCTGCGCGCCACGCACATAGGTCCAACTCGATCCCGCCGTAATGCGCACCCGCATGCGCTGGTAGCGGCTCTCGATCGGATCGATCGGCGCCATCCCCATGTCATCAATCAGATTCTCTGCGGTGTAGAGCGGGAGACTTTGCGGCGAATTGCGGTAAGAGACCGAGCAGTACACCTGCGTTGCATCGGTGATCGGCCGCATCGCATTGGTGAACAGCATCTTGCCCTTGCCATCCGCCTCGCCGGTTTCCAATGTGGCCTCCAACGTCGGACCATCGAAAAAGTTAAGCGCATGGTTGGCATCGAAAGCCGACAGCTGCGCGATAGCCGCCTTAACAATGCTGTCGAAAGAAAATGACGGCTTCACCATGCCGCCCATGTCCGGATAGGTCATGGCCTCGATCGAACCGCCGATCGCACCACCGGACACGTAAGGATGCACGAAGGTCGAGCCAATGAGATCGGCATGGGTATCGTCAATGATGTTAAAGCGCCAAACGCCATTGGCTTCGATCGTACCCTGAACCCCCTGCACCGTCGCGAAGGGCTGCGCTGCAAGGCTGAAGCTGGGCTTGACCACAGCGTCAAGCGTCAGCCGGATCGCTCCAGCGCCGTTATCCTGCGCATTCTGTACGTATAATTGCTCAAGTGTGTATGTATCCAAATTTTCCAATGTCAGACCGGGCTTTGCCAATGAAGCGATGAACTCGCCAGTGACATTAACCCGCGTCCATTTGTTGAGCACATAGTCATAGACCAGCATGCGGTTGAACTGCCCGAACGCCCCGCTGAGCTTGGTCTTGTAAACCCAATAGACACGCGTCGCTGTCGGACCCACAGCGCCAATGATCAGCTGCAACTGAGAGGAGTCAACTTCATTGAAAAAAGTGATATTGACCTTATCCTTGCCGATGTCGACAGGATCGGTAGTCGAGACGATCATCCTGAACCCGGCCGCACTCAGATAGAACACGCGGTTGCCGACGTTCATGACCGAATATTTGGCATACAGCACCTCCTGCGTCGAAAAGCGATAAAACTGGAAGATCGCCACGCTGCCGGCCGCATACGTCATCGAACGGATAGACTGCTCCTGAAAGATCGTGCCATAAGCATCGCCGCCGCTCACTACCAAAGTCGAGCCACCATCCGGGAAGTCCTGAAAGTCCGATAGCCCACTGCCTGAGTCCCATTTCTCTGGGTCATCAAGGTCGCTCCATTGCACCCGCTGAGCACTTTCTTGCAGTGCTGTGAGCACCACGAAAAACCCGATGATAGCGACCCAACCGGCAAATGGTGGGTTGCCGTCAAGGTCCACGAACGAAGTCGATGTCGACTGCAAAAGCTTCTGTGGCGGAACATTCTTCTGCACCGCGATAATGAGATCGTTGAACTGAGCAAACACCCAATTGTCGTCGATCGGAACGGCGCCATAGGACACGCCGCCCTTCGACGCCAAGGTCCACGACAGATCAACCTGGTTCATGATGTAAAGATCAGTGGCAGTGCCAGCCACGATCGTCACCGTGCCATCAGCCTTGCGGCCATAGAAGTAGCCACGACAGGGACCGGGCAATGACTGCGTGTATGATGTCATGCTCTGGATAGGGCCGTATCCATCGCTCTTCGGCACGACATTGAAGATCACCTGCGAGTCCGCCTGCCCGAGCGGCGAGATGTCAGGTGCATAGTCCGGAAATGGTATCGTGTCGGACATAATTCATCTCAAAAGCTCATTGGACGCACCCGCCCTAGCGTCGATGTGATCTTATTGCCTTCGCGTTTCAGCTCAGTGAATGCGCGATAGGCCTCACCAGGCTGCGGGTCCGGATAGGGCGACATCGCAAGTGCCATCTGTTGGTTTCGCGTGACGTGTGTCGCGACCTCAAACTTCGCACGAGATCGGATCAGCCGCTCAGCGTTCTGCGGCGTCATCCAAACATTGTTTTCCTCGACGTCTGACGATGGCGGCGGCATTGCAAGATGGCAGCCGATCCAACATTTATAGGCCGCCACCGGGACCGGATAGAGGATCAGCGTATTGCCTTCATATGCATAGCTCGTCGGCAACCCGAATTGCGTAAAAAGCTGAATGTTCAGGTGCTGGCGTTCCGGCGTATTCTGCGACAGTTTCATCAATGTATTGCCAATTTGAATGTTGATGTAGTCGATCATAAACATGGTCGAGATGGCTGGGCAGTCGGCCGTCGAATAAGTCGACTGAGATGGCACCGTCATGAACGTAGTCGGCATCGCCGGATCGATCTCATTGAAGCGAAAACGGTGCTTCTGATACTCATAGATCGCCGTATCGATCGCATTGCGGATCGCCTCGGCATTCGGCCGTGACTGAGTTGCCGTGCCGCGCGCACCGGCCAGATCAAACCGTGCTCCAAGCTCAGCCGCGATCCGAAAGATCATGGTCGTGAGATCAGACACGATGCCAACGCCAGCAAAGCCGGCGCTAAACCCTGGACTAAAGGCGCGATCGGTATCGCTCATTGTATTCTCATTGCAGTGCCACTCATTGTATTCTCATCGCCGTCACTGTGCTGTCTTTAGAATTGCCGGTCGTATTGAACGCGATCTTGCCGGTAGTTGCGGTGATATCCTTGCAGCTGATCCTGATGTTGCCGGCCGGCGTTGCAAGAACGCCAGATAGTGATATCTTGGTCGTGGCCGCCGCAGTGATCTGTGCAGCAGCGCTAGAGATAACTGTCGTACCATCCCACAACTTGCAGTAAAACGTCGCCGCAGCCGTGTCATTCAGCGTCACCGTCCCACTCGCAAACCATGTGCCACTGACGCCCTGTGCCACGCTTGGTCCATCGAAGTAATTCGCAGTGTTTGTAAGTGAAACATCCGCACCGAGAGAATTGACAACAGAAGTCAATGATACCGCGCAGGTACCCGTGCTTGTGATCACGCCACCCGATAGGCCGGTGCCACAGCCGACCGACGTCACAGCCGGCGGGATGGTCGGCTGACCCCACGCCGGAATGCCTGTTGCATTTTCAGAGAGGAAATTAGTCCCAGAATTGTTCCCCGGGATCGTGACCCAAGCGCTGCCATTATAGTAGGCGACATCACCGGCGCGAGTCGGCGTCGGGAATGCAAGGCTAGCAAGGTTGCTCGCCCACGACGGAACACCGCTGCTGCTTTCCTGTAGAACTGCAGTTGACGTATTGTTGCCGGGAATGGTGACCCAAGCGGTCCCATTGTAATAAGCAACATCGCCGGCTCGGGTCGGCGTGGGAAACGCAAGGCCGCTGAGGTTGGTGACCCATGAGGGAACGCCTCCACCCGTCTCCTGCAGCACAGCCGGCGTTGTATTATTGCCAGCTAACGTAACCCACTGTGTCCCGTTCCAATAGGCGATGTCTCCCGTCCGGGTGATCGGGGGAAAGATATTGTTAGCCGCACCAGACTGTGTAGTCGCGCCTGTACCACCTCCAGCGAGCCCAAGCGCGACTGAGCAGACGTTGGTGAGACCGGTGGTGCCGAAGTAACAGGCATGGCTGTTGGCCGTGAGCGGCGATGTCGGCAGCATCGAATAAATGACATTATTGAGAAACTGACGCAGAATGGCCGGCGTGATGCCACCCGCGGTCTGATCGGGAAATTGCGTCTGCACGTCATTGAGAAGCTGCTGTTGCGTACAGGGCGCCGTGCATGTCGGGGTCGTCTGAGCTTCGCAGACAGACAGCCATAGCGTGGAAAGCAGGATAGCAAGAAGTGCTCGCATACGCGCCTCCTCCGCGGTAACCGCGGCTGAACCGCGCTACCCTATAATACAATACCAGCGACCAGTAGACGTTGCCGACCAGCATGATGCGCTCTTCAATGCTGCAACGGCCATGGCCGCACCAGCACTCGCCGCAGCACCACCACTGACGATAACGTCGGTCGCTGCAAACGGAAACACGTTCATACTGTTAGCAGTGTTATTGACTACGATGATGTTTAACGCCGCATCCACATTGGTTGGCGCCCCCAAGGCTGTGATCGATGGCATCTTTACACTATCGCCGATCGTCGCAACGGTCGTAACCAAGGTAAAACCGGCTGTGATCTGATAGGAATTAACCTGGGTGCCCGATGCCGTCGCGGTCACACCAAGATCAGTCGACAACGCCCGTATCCCCACCTGGCTGATGGAACGCTGCTGCGAGGTATCCCGGCCGCTGATAGTCAGCGCCAGTGCCGCCGAAGCCAGAACACCCACCAGGCCCAAAACGATGCCACCACGGACGCCTAAATTAAGCAAACGCTTCATGGTCCTGTCCCTCGCAAAAAGAGGCTAGGCGGAAGAGGAGCCACCGCCCGGCCCAAGGCTGGGAGGTTACGACTGCCATCCGCCCTCGTATTCGATGACGACAATGGCTTGTCCTGCCGTCGGTGCACCTGTGGCGTTCCATACCGCCTGCGGCAGCACATCGCCTGCCGCCGTCAACGACCGCCCCATACCACGGGTAATAGAATTGACCACCACCGCCCCGGTCCATCCTACGTCGCCCGCCGCAACGATGTTGTTGTATGCCGCGCCAACAGTACCAACCGTCACCGTGGGCGTGGTGCCATTGAACGCTGTCACCACCTCCACCGAAACGTTCAGAATATAAGCGCCCTGTGGCAAATAGTTCGCAAAAGGAACAGCGACACCCGAGGCGGCGTCGTTCCAATTGATGGTCTTTTTCAGCGTATTTGCAACTTGCCGCGGGTCCTGGCGGGCAGCCGTGCCTAGAACATTGGTAGCCATATCTGCCTCCTTAGGTCGCCGGTGCCGCGTATGTCGACATGACGATCGTGCCGTAGTCGATGTTGTTGTACTTGGTCTTCTTCATGCCGTGGATGGTGAGCGCGCTGATCTCAAGCCTGCGCTTATGATCAAACAGTTCCTCGTTCCACGTCAGTTTGCTCGGGCCATTGTCACGACCAAAGCCCATCATGCAGGCCTGCCCACCCAGAAAGATCGCCCGCCGCACGGTCGGCACGTCGGCGCCGGCCGCCGAAACGCCGTCGGTGACGTCATAAGCTGAGCGCAAGATGGTGGAATTGTAGATACCGATCGAACCGTTGAAGATGCGGTTGCCGGTTTCCTGTCGGCCCATCGATGCCGCTTTCTGAATATCGATGAACTGACCGGTCGAGGTGTTGCGGCGGACCGCCGTCACTTGGTAGGGATGGAGGTATGCGACATACATATCCTCCAACGTGTTGTTGTAGTCGCTACGGCCGTTCGAGCGCGGATCGGTCCCCTTGATACGGATCGGCCGGATCAGCGGTGTCGCCGTGATAGCCGCCTCCTTGGCCTTATCGATCATGTCGAGCGTAAACGTATCGCCAGCGACCAGAAGATCGTCGGAAGTTCGGTTCGACTGCCGAATAATGCGCGATGCCGATGGTGCAGTAGCCGGGTTAAGCCCGGTATAGCGGACATCGGTCTGAACCGAATACCCGCAAACCTGGTTAAAGAATGCCACCGAATACCGCTTGGCATACCAGTCGCCGAGGCGGCTCTTGGCGGTGTTGCGCAGGTCCCATGGGACACGCTGCTGGTCGATGGTGCGCCGGCTCTTGACGCCCGCCACAGCCATCAGCTCGTTAATGACAAGCTGGTCGCTGTAGGTCGTGAGAGCCTCGCCGTTGCCTTCCGCCAGCTGGTTCTCAGAGAAACCAGCCTGCTGCAGCTGCATCACGATCGCATAGGTGATGGCATCACCCGGACCTTTCGATAATGCATCCTGCATATGGATGATACTGTTCTCATCGTCACCGATGAGAGGCGCAATAGCCGTATATTTCAATGCTTCGTAGTCAAGGACGCGAGACCATAGCTTGACCGCCATGGTGTCATTGACGGGAAAGGAGGTAGTGGCCATGGTGGCACCCTTGCGGTCGCGCCCGGACCCATAAGAGCCCGTGGCACATTCTGCGATATGCGTGGGTGCAGAGTTTTTAACGCCTTAGTGCGTTCTCCCCTACTGCAGGGGGCGGAAACCGGTTAACGAGGCGGCACTCGGAGGGTTTTCGATGCCCACAAACGGGGAGGTATTCCTCCACAGAGACGCTTTACCTTGCCTAGATGTGGCGGCCAGCCCGTCTCTGAAGTCGGCATAAAGACATATTTACCTCAAACCAGAGAAAGACGCAAGCTAGCTATGAAACTTGGGCCGCCTATCACCGGCCATCTGCCGACGAAATATTTCTTTGGCGTTGGCTTCGTCCTTCATCATGCATTCGAAGCAAACGTTGGCACCATTTTTGCCATAGGGCCGAAGCTCGTCTTCCTTGCCGCAGTCCTCACACTTGCCATCTGGCTCGGCATAAATGAGGAAAATGTTGCCGTCTATCGTTCGGCTCATTAGTTGGTCTCCTACCTCGAGGGAAAGTGCAAGCCACCGCCGGAACCCAAGAGGCAGCTGAAGAACGCGAAGATCACATAAACCACCATGATCGCCACGATCGCCCAAAGGATGATCTCGAGAATACGGCCAATGATTGGAAAACCCGAGAGGCTGTCAAGGAATGGGATCAGCAAGCGGATAATGGCCACGATCGCAATGATGATGATGAGCCACACCAGCAACTGTTCGAGGAATCCAAGGTTGAAGCAGCTCATATCAGCCTCCGTCAGTATCGCCAGCCCCAGCGCCTGCCATAGTAGCGACGAACCATCAACGGCGGCCGAAGGCCATACACCTCGTCATCGCTCTCAGCATAGCCATTGCGATAGCCATAGGCCGAGATCGCTGGAAATGGATCGATCACGACTGGACCACCGTAGTAGCCATAGCTCGGGCCACCACCGTAGTAGCCATAACTCGGCAATACCGGCAAAGCGCCTTGACCCCCCCAAGCCGATGCATTGCCATAACCGTCATAACAGCCGCATTTCGCTAGGACGGGAGATGTAACAAAAAATAGTGCAACAATTATTGTTATAAAAACCCTCAAGAGCATTTTCATTGAAATTCCTCCTAATATCGCCCCGAGAAGTCCCGCCCCATGATCGCATCCAGTTGAGACTTCGGCATATTATCAACATAAATACCGAATTCTTCGTCGTTCATATGCAGCAGCCGCTCCATGCTCAGAGGCTCGCCTGGCGGACTGCCGCCGCCATCGGACAGCGAGCGTGACGCATTCGCACCGGCCATTTCCGCCTGTATCTGCGCCACCGCACTGGGCATCCGTGGGGCAAGACCATTGGACATCCCGGGGGCAAGACCATTGACGGCAGGCCGGTTTTGCCCCAGCCCCCCCGATCTGGGCGCCACTGGAACTCTGGTCGGGGGTGCAGGCTGCTGCTGTTGGGGCTGCGGCGGCCGCCAACCACGCGCCTGGGCATAGCGCATGATAGAACGCGCCGGGCTGCGCCGGTTCTGCAGCGCATCACTGACCAACTGCCGTTCCTCATTGTTGAACTCGTTAATGATCTGGTCGACCTCGGCTTGCGTGAACCGTTCATTCGGGTCTCGCGGGTCCTTCTCGAAGAGCGCAAAGCTTAGCTCGAGCAGCCGGCTGTTCTTCAAAAACTGATAAGCGCCCTCGGGCCCAAAAAAGTGCTGCCCCTCCGCAGTCTGCGTAAACCGGTTGGTGTCGTTGGTGTAGTCACGCACCATGTTCTGATAGGACAGCTGGTCTTGCGTATCCTCCTGCTGCTGCATAGAGGAATTCATCATGAATATCTGCCGGCGCTGCATCTGCGCGATCGAGGCGGCCAAATCGATATTCGGGTCGATCGTTTGCTCCAACATCGGGTTCTGCAGAATTTGCTGCTGCCGGGCGTATTCCTGCTCTTGCGGTGTCAGTTCCCGAGGGGGTGGCGGCGCCATCAGCGCGTCATTGAGGATCGCCAGCCTTTCCGCCAGCTTGGCCTGGCTGATCCGCCCCTCTTCCAGCTGGGCTCGGAACGCCTCATTATCGGCGCGCGCCTGTTTCAACAGCCGTTGGTGCTTGCCATAAGAGATCGTGCGCTGTTCCCTGCCGGTCCGCGGATCTCGGATCACCTGATCCGGTTCATCATCCTCTTCAGGCTCAGGCTTGGGCTGTGCGGGAGCCGGTGGTGCGTGCTCTCCGGTGTCGGGCCCGGGCGCATCAGCACCCTCCTCTGGGGTTTTTGGCAGCGTCCTGTCGGCATCGCGCATCTCGTCGAAGGCTTGCTGTTCCTCCGGCGTCAGCCCCTGCTCGTTAAGCTGATCGGTCGGTTCCGGGATATGGCCTTCCTCAACGTCCCCAATTCTCTCCGCCTGCAAGCCTGCCATCGTCCTCTCCCTGCTGTTTCTTGTGCTCGATGATAAAATTGGCCACGTTTATCCATGTCGAGGCATCAAGCGGCCCCTGAACTGAACTGTTCCCCTTAATGACCTTGACGCACCCGAGCGGCCATTGCGGATCCTCGAACGGGCTGAACATCTCTAACCGAAACCCGTTGAAATGCGCGCTCACAAGGTCGCGGACCTTGCCCTGTTCTCGGTTTCCCCTCACCGCAGCAACAGGGATCGGCTTGTCGACCACGACATCGTCCCATTTGACGGCATCGAGCAGCAGCAGGTGGAAATACTCTTGGGCCTGCCGAAGCATGGCGTGCCGGGCTGAGATCGTTGAGATCATTGTTGGCCTTCTGATGGCCCCTGTAATGCCCCCGCCATTGCCGTAAAGCGGGCAATATCACTCGTCCGCCTGTTATGCTCGTCCTGCTGCCTCAGCTGCTGCCCCTTGAGCCCCTGGTCGCCGGTCTGTTTCCGCCTTTGCAGCTCGCGTTCTGCCTGCTGGTTGTTCTGATCCATCTGCATCTGTTGCGCATCCAACTGCTGCTGCCGGGCCGTTAAATGCGCCTGAATGCGATCGGTCAAGGCCTTGTGCCTGGCAGTCTCCGCCGTGTGGCGATCGATCATGGCGCCGTGGGTTTCGACCGCAGCACCATGCCGGGCTACTGCGCGGTCGGTGGCGTCGTTCATCATGTTGCTGGCATGCTGCTCGCGATCGATATTGCCCTGCTGCATGGTGTTGTGCGCGTCGATCAGCGCCTGATGCGCCTTGGCCCGATCCAGTTCAGCCTTTGCAGCCGTACTCATGGCGTCGATATGATGCTCAAACCCAGCCACGTCGTTCTTGGCCATCAGGTTCTGCGCCATGGCCAAGTCGTAAGTCGCCGTCGATGTCGTGCCGCCGGCCTTCGCATTCTGCATTTCCGCCGTGCTCTGATCCTTGTTGATCTCCGCCACCAGCTTAGAGATCGCCAGCTGCTTCATCGTCTCCTGCCACTGCTGCTGGCCCGGATCGGTCTGCTGCTTCTTGGCAAAGGTCTTCTTGAGCGCATCAACAAAGGCGGCCGGCAGCGGCGAATACTCCAGCGCCAGGATCAATAGCTCTGGATCAGACATGAATTGTTCCTTGAACGCCGAGAGCATCGGCTGCATCACCGCCCAATTCGCCTCTTTCATGTTGGGCGACGTCGGCGCATCATCGACCACGACGTCATAGGTGCCTGTCGTCTTGTCCTTTGTCACCGCCACCACGCCGGCAAATTCCTGCCCGGCCACCCGCACCATCGTGCCATCCGGAATACGCGTCTGAATAAAGAATAGCCGCTTGCGTCCCACGATCTTGAGGAAACCGCGCAGGCTGTCAAACATGGTCGCAAGCACCGTCATGCCAGCCTGCTTGCGCATGTGCTCGATGATGCCAGGCTGGTCCTTGTCGGCCTGTCCGAGCAGTTCGAGGTTGATGCCGGTCACTGCCGTAATTGACTGGATCGCATAGGTAAGCAAGTTGACATAGGCAGAAGCATCACCCTGACCAGGCTTCGGCATAACCTTGGGTTTGTTGCCGCTCAATGCCCCCGGCGCCATCCACGTAATGCCCTCCGGCATCGCATAGGTCTCTTCCGCCTGCCGTTGATCATCGAACGCATCCGCCTCGGCGAGAATACCGCCCTTGGCCGTCGAGTTCATGATCTGCATGATCTGGGACATGAACTTGTTGGCCCACAATTGCGGATCGCGCATCACCCGCACCAAACCATACCACTGCCGCTTTTTGGCATCGAAGGCGCCTGTAATGACGCCCCATGAAAACTGCTGGCCACAGGGCGCGGGATCAACCTTATCAAGTAACCCTTCGGCACCGAGGAAAGCCTGGTAGTAACGCCAGCGAAAGGCCTTACGCGAATGGATGGCGATGTTGGTACCAACCTTCTTGCCGATCTGCTTCATGCGCCCGGCGATCTTGGCATACTGATCTTCGTCATACTCCTGCACAGTGTTCGTTGCGGCATCGGCAACGCGCCAATAAGGCTCCTTTTCGCGCCATTGCACCACCACCACTGTTACCTCATTGCGATCGTCATAGTCCTCCCATAGCGCGGTATTTTCGTTCCGAATGCGCTTTTCCTCGATGCTCTTGAGCGTGGCCTCATCGAGGTAGTTCTGGTTGGCCCATTGCGCATCGATCTGCAGCCGGGTCTTACCAGGAAACATCTGCAGTGCATCGATCAACGGCATCCGGCGCAGCCGTCCCATGCGTCGCGCATCACGCAGGTTTTTCTTACGCGAGGTGCGGTCCCAAACGAACTCGCGACTGTCGATCTGTTCCTCGATATATGATCCTTCCGGCTCGTTCTCATAGGAATAACGCGACTCGGAAACACCTAAACCAGTGCCCAATGCCTGCTGAAATGACTCTGACTGTTCGTCTTCGGCATCACAGCCATCACCCATCCATTTCGACGTCGCGGTAAGCAACTCATTCTTGGCACTGTCGGCATTGTTGCGGGGAAGGAAGTTGATCTCATGCCGGCCATTGATCTCCATGCCGGCAATGGCGCGCAGAATGGTCTCAACCCGGTTGAAAACAATATGCGGCCGGCCCTGCTCGTCTAACAGCTGCTTATCTTCATCCGAAAGCTGATCGCCAGAGACAAAGCCAAGGTCGTCGGTGGCTTGTTTGCGCCACTTCAGGGAATATTCGAGATCGGAAATGATATTCGCTTTGAGGATACGGAATTGCTGCTGCGGCGGCTTCTTCGACAGAGGGATCAGCGCGCGACGGTCGGCCTCATCTGTCCCCGACATCCCATCATGTTCTGAACCCGGTGTAACGTCCGAATAGTCAACATCGTCCAGAACTGCCGCCGCTGCGTTCCGCGCCATGTCTCATCTCGCTGGATACCCGTCTCTCAGCCCCCCATCCTCTTTTCCAGTATCTTAAGCCGCTTGTCGAAGTCATCGAGATATTCGATCATGCTCTTCGGCGGCGCATTGTATTCCCCATACATCTGTTGCCGCAGCACGTTGATCTTGTCCTGCAGCATCACCGCATTGTCGTCGGTGGCATCGTACAGCATCTCAAGCGTCAATTGGCTTGGCCTCGGTTCATTCTGGATCGGTATGACCGCAGTCCAGCAATGATGCTGCTGCTGCTCACTATACTCATGAACCCGCTGCTCCCAGATCACATCCTCAGCCTCAAAACAAACAATGAGGTCGACCGAGCCATCGTCCTCGTGCTGCTTGAGCACGACCGCGGGAAACTCAGTGCGTCCCTGTCGCATTGCACCATGGCGGCCGCGATAGACCACCCAATTGCCGATCCCAACACGTTTGATCTTCTGGATATTCGGATCGGCCTCAGCCATCCGCTTTGTCGTCTCCATGAGATGGCTCACTTTGGGGTACCTCCTTCATAAACTGCTTGGCCGCCTTGATCGCTAATTCATTGATATCCTCGCGCAGAGGTGCCTCGATCTCTACCGTATGCTCGGTTCCCCCGGGATCAATAACACGGAATGTCAAAACCTGCCACTGACCCTTGCCATCCGAGGTGGCACGATAGTTCATCAAGCCGTCTTTGAGACTATAGCCAGCTGGCAACTGATCTATGAAGTGCTGTCGCACCAGCCTTATTCCCGAGAGCGGCATTTCTTCTTCTCCCATGCCTCGATCATACGCTCGCTATACTCATCCGCAGCCATCAGCCTGTTTCGATCATCAAGCTTAACCTCAATGACGTTACAACGGTCAGAGGTTGGCGGTGCGTCATAGTCGGTCACCCTGGGATCATGCCAAAGCTGAATGCGATATCGGCCATTGGGGCCAAGGCGATCCATCAACATATGATGGGCTTGATCCAGCTGTGTCGCATGGCTGCACTCAAACATATACATCGCAGTACCTCGGTCTCTCATCACTCTTTCCTGTCAAAATACTTGCACCAGCCCTGACTATACACCGCACATCCCCTCACATTCATTGTTGAAAAGATCAGGCTGACCGATCTCGGCATCACTGCGAAGATCTACTTCCGCCAACAGCTTGCATGACCGATGCATGAATTGTTGTCCTTTCATCTTCGCCTGATGGCGGATGGCTGTATCGACTTTAATCGCATCAGCCAATTCCTCACTGCTCAATGACCGCCATTGCGCATCAGAATGAAATGGACACCCAATGCAAGAAGACTTCGGAGCATTCCAACCGGCGCGATCGAGCCACGCATGACAGTCCGCACGGTTCATTCTTAATTCGATCAATGGCCATCGGTTAACGACATACTGCACGCGCGATGGTTTCATGCGGAAAGCTTCATCGGTGGAGATGCCAAGCCACATCTCCGTGGCACCCTTTGCGCGCCGACCGCCGTACATCTCCACGATCTTGCGACGAACTGGCTCGAGCTTGTAATGCGCAGTACATTGCCGGCGACCCATGCCGATCGATCCATCAGTCTTGATAATAAACCAGGGAACCGCAGCATATTGTCCAGCGCGAGCCGATACCCCGGCGATCATGTCATCGCGAATATTGCTCGTGCTGACCCGATAGACTGGAAACGCTAAAACTTTCTCTAGCCGGCCAAGATGCTCGTAGACCGCCCTAGGCTCCCAACCCGTATCGGCAAAGATCGCACAGTCCGGCATAGGTCCGATCTCTCGCTTTGTCGCCATCAACGCAAGCGTCGTCGACTGCACACCAGCCCCGAGAGAAATGATCCTCAATACCATAATTATCACCCCTTCCGATCGAAATACTTGCACCAGCCCTTCGGACTGATCAGCCCCTTCACGATCTTGCAGCCATCCGGCTCAATGAAAAACCTGCACAGCGCGCAACGCTCGTTCATGTATTTTGCCCAAGACGTATAGTCTGCCGCCTCCTTGCTCATGGTACCCATTATGTTTCCTTATTCGTCATAGATCATCCACAAACTGGAATAATTCGATATCCGTAAAATATCTGGTCCAGGCCGGATCTTGCCTCACATGCGTAAGAAAGGCCGCCTTGGCATGATCGTGATCCTTCGCAAACCGCAGACACGCCGGCCATAGCTCATCCATATCCCATTCGCGTTTCCATTTATCAAACCATCGTCTTATAACGCCCATTGCGAGCCTTTCATTTTCTTTTTCTCCTTGCTGCGGCTGCCATCCGCCAGCCAGATGCCGTCAGGCTTCAGTCCGACCGCCCCCGTCATCCCGGCGTCAGCCGCATTGCTCGCCCAATTGTGCAACGGGACCGACGTCCACTGTGCCAGCTGTTTGCTCCACGTCTTGCGGTAATTATCGAGGCATTCCACCAGCCTCGTACAATGCTCGCTATCGATCCACGTCAATGACAGCATCTTGCGCAACGCCTCGATCGCATCCTCCTTGTCAAGTACCCGAGGCACGATCTCGAAGTCGATCCCAAGGTCTGACGCTATCTCCTTCCGCGTCTTCGCATCATTCGCCCAACTGCGATGGCCAATATCATGCGGGCCATAATGTTTGCCAAGCGTAAAGCCACGCTTTGCAGCGATCTCATGCACCTTGCTGGCATAATGCTGCACGCCCTCGCCAACGTTCTCGTAATAGTCGATAATGCGATGCCGCGTTCCGTCCGTCTGATGAAACCAAATAGCGTTCTGGTTATTCTTGGTTTCCAACCCGATATCCCAGAACGTATTGACCAAATAGTTGGGATCATGCGGGATCGGATAGCCTATCCTGCGCTCTTCTCTAGCCTTCTGCATCTCCTTCTTAAACCACGTGCCCTCCATCGAATTGTAGAAGGTCTCTTCCATCATGCTCGGAAATTCCGAGTGCATGTCGTCGCGCCCGAGCGTCTGATGCTTCAGCACATACCAAGCTTTCTGCTCCGGCGTCAGACTGATGGCGTGCTTGTGGAACAGAATATCAAAATAGTCGCGCATCTCGCTGCTGATGATCGCAAGGTTGGTCTGCACCGCATATTTCGGGTCCATCCACCATGCGAAAAAATGTAACCTGAAGTCTAGCTGTGACAGCGACTGCCCTGAGCGCATCTTGGCCTCGGCGGTCTGCACCATGTCATAGAATTGACCGCTTGTGCCGTGCGCGGTGCTTTCGATCTTTACCTTTTGACCGGGGGCGATGGTATTTAAGGCGCCCGTTTTTATCTCGCGTGCAATATCCGGTTTGTCCGTCGCTATCTTCCCATACTCCGATATATGCAAATACTGCAGCGTCCCACCGCGGTGGCTGGTCCCCACATAACACGTAGATCCGTTTGACCATTTAAGCTCCTCTTCGTTGTCCTTGATCAACCGGATCGTTTCGCGCACCGAAGACGGCGTCCCTATATAGGCGGTCCTAACCTTCTGCAGCTTCAGCTTGGCATCATCCAGCGTATAGTCGATGATGCCTGCCGTGAAGTTCTTGCGCCAAATACAATGATCGGCAATGTCTATGGCTATCTCAGAAGACATGCCAAGCTGCCGGGCCTTGACCACGATATCAAGCAGCCATTGCTCTCGTGCATACTTCTGTTGAGCTACCCGCCGCCGATAGGGCACCAATTGCCCCTGTTCATTAAGGATCGAATACAGAGAATTCATCCGCCTATCACGATCGGAAAACCGATAGCGCAAGTCTTTATAAATGTCTGACCCCTTGAGAATAGAAACTGGTTCGGTCATCGCGCATCACAAGAATGAAGCCGCGTCGCAGAACGAAAAGGTCGCTCCCGCGTTCCAGTTGATATAATTAAAACCCGATAGCCGTCGCGACAAATTCCCGGCTGTGCGCGCATTGCTGGCAAGTGGCCCAAGTAACTGCAACTCATATCTAATTTGCTGGTTATCCGGAACCTCAATCCCAAGCACCCTTGCCGTGTCAATACCCGGGCCAGGGAAGATGATCGACACCGGCGTCGCACCATTGGAAACCCCCAGCGCGCTCCATACGGGGGGTTCTTCAGCAAGCCACACCGTATCCACCGCCATGCGCCGCTGATGCGAGACAAACATTTGCGCAAGGCCGTTGTACCCGAAGATGCGGACCGTGAAAGCCATCAGTGTCTTATCCCTATCGAACCAAACCGGCGCTTGCCGACCGGCTTACCTTTGTGCACCCGCGCCGGAAGGTGCTTATAGGCTCCCGGCCCATGTGGTGATGCCGCTATGAACTCCCGCGCCACCTTTGCGGTCTTCTCTGGGGCATTTTCTGCTGCCCAGCGAGCCCACCGGTTTTGTGCCAAAGACACGAGCGGCATTTCACCCTCCTCATCTATTTACCAACCGGACTTTGGCTTCGGCCTGCGCCAGCTAGGCTTTGGCTTCGGTCTGCGAGGCGGCTTGGGTTTTGGTTTCCTTGCCATTTCGTTCTCCTCATTTTCACCTACGGGCTTGGCTTTACTGGCGATGCCCTGCTGGAACCGCCAGTAAACATCTTTGATCATCTACGAACCTGGCCACCCCCTGTTACCTACGGGGTTGGCCACCGCTGTAGGCGACTGAACCACTCGCGGAAGCTGAACCGCTTGCGCTCCCGCTGCCGCCGTCCGGGGGGACCGGTTGCGGCTTGCCACCTCCGCCCGGTGGGTACCAGATCAGAACAAAACCCCACCTGTTCGTCCAGTACCATTGCCAGCCCTCGCTAAGCCCACCATCGGGCGGACATATCGGCGGCTTTTCCGGTGGGGTTGGCGGTTCTGGCAGCACGATCGGATGCGCCGGATGGGGCGGCATCGGCCGCGCCCACGGCGGCGAATAACCCGGATCAACCGGAGGCTCGGGATAGTGGATCGGCGGTGTCGCCACTGGAGGATAATAGATCGGCGGCGTCGCTATGCCAGCAGGAGGATAGTGGATCGGTGGCGTGACCACAGCATCTGGAGGCCATACCCCAGGCGGTTGGTAGATCGGATGCGCCGGATAGACCGGGGGTGTCGCGATCGGATGCGCAGGAACAGGCGGCGGTCCAGGGATGCCATAGCCTGGATCGACCGGACGCTGCTGATCATCAAGCAGAATGATGTACGCAAGAGAACTCCTCGCCATTGTGACCTCCTAGCCTATTGGTTATCCGCCATGAACCCGGGGGGAAGCACATTCCCCATCCCACCGGTAACACCGGGGACCGCTGTCGGTGCGCCCATGTCCGGTAACGAGGCCGCAGCGCCCGGAACGGGTAAAGGCGCAGCAACGGGCCGTTTCTTTCCGATCGCCCCAAAGGGCGCTTTCGGCAATGCTGGCATTTTGGGGATACCAGGCGGGGCCGCGATCGAAGCGGCGATCCTGTCATGATGGGCTTGCGTGATGTGCCCCTGCTGCAGCAGATGTTTTGCACTGGCACGGGTCAGGTTGCGCATATGAGACGGCGTCTGTGCCATCATCTGAGCCGGTGTCTTTGTCATCATCATATGAGCTGATATCTTTGCCATGATAGCGACCCTTTCTCAAAACGCCGGCACCGTATCAGACCATCATGACAGATGCCATATTCTCACGAGTTTGAGCCCCTTTTCGGTGCGCTGCATCTTCCACAGATGGCCCTTCTGATCGGCGAATACCTGCATGAGACCGGCTTGCTCTGGCAGCATGGCCGCCTGCCACGGTATCTCATCGATACCGCCGTTCAAGATCATATACCGGATGGTATTATGGTTGGCCTTGATCTGTTCGATCGGCGTCAGTCGGCCGCCATCATCCGCGCGCTTATCCATTATGACCCCTCCTCGAGAAAAAGGGCGGCGGAAGGAGCATCACCACCTCCCGCCGCCCCGGCGTCGCACGCTTGCTGCTGCTGCAAGGACCATACGCCAAGCCACATTCTATCTCTGAGGTTCCACATGGTCAACTGGGGGCTTACTCTCGACTGGAAGCTTATTCCCTTCGGTCTCGACTCGGGGCTTATTACCTTCGATCATCTGCTGCACGACCTCGCAAGTCTCAATGACCGCCACCGCCTTGCCATCAGCCAAATTGATCAGGCAATTGGTGGCCTTGTGATACATCCGATCATGCTCGGTCACACCTTCCCGCGGCCCACGCAGACTCGTTATCTGATCCGGGTTGACCTCAATGGCCGCGCCATCAGCACCATGCAATAGAATAAGAACGAACAGGAAGAGCATATCTTCCCCCATCTGTTGCACTACGCAAGGACAACCCCCTTCCAGGCGCCGTCATATATCCAGAACTTGTGGTTGGTCGTGTCATAGATCATAGGCACAAGACCGGTATATGTCGCCGCGGGAACACCAGTCGGTGCACCGGCGCACGTGGGAATGTAAAAGAAGCCGGTTGTGGCAGTCGTAGCAAGCGCGCCACCGACAGCGGCCCCGACAGCAACATTGCGCTTGCTGTCGATACGAAGCGCCTCAATAGGGGAAACAGAGCCACTGGCGGCAACATCGAAATACAAAGCCCCCGGCATCCCGCCAACAGCTGGAACATTATCAACCAGCGCACGGATCTGAGACGATCTGCCAAACTGCGTGCTGTCATCCCCGGCAAACACAAGCCGGCCAATTTCATCCGCATTCTGAACCGTGGTGAATGTACCGGGACTGGTAGACCGGGACTTGAGCATCTGCAGAGAAACGCCTCGGTTATCCGCTATCCAGGCCTGATAACCCGCCCCACCGGTAAAGTCAGCATAACCGGCAATATTCAACCTCGGTACGGATAACCCGGATGCCGCATAACGCTGGCCCGTGGTCAGGCCCAGGAATGTCTCCCCACTCGGTCCGGTAAATATGCCAGCCAGCGCAGGCGAGCTGACGTTGCCGCCCCCGTTGCCAACGTACCACGTGTTTCGAACCATGATGGTCGTGTTGGCAACGGCATTGTTGATACCATAGCCAGCATTGTTGCGGATCGTTGTGCCATCAACAAGGATGATAACCGTCGTACTGTTGTTCCGAATGCCATCCCGACCCGAATTGTAAATTGTCCCGCCGATAAACTGCACAATGCCGTTATGGCCGCTGACAATACTTACATCGTCCTGGCCGGACGAACTCGATGCGATCCAGGTGCCATCAAATGAAAACCAAGCACTGGCATTGGTCAACGTGTCGGCAAGCTGAACACATGGCCCGCTTGACGGACTATCAAGCGCCAAAGCCGGACCGAAGAAAACCTCACGGTTGCCCTCGGCGGCATAGTCATTTGAAATACGTAAATTTATGCCGTTGCCAATAACGTTGCCCGAATTGAAATACAGTCCGCCAAACCCGCCAGCGACATGAACGCCGATAGCGCATAATGAAACCTTCAGGCCTTCGCGAATGGTTAGATCAGCCTTTGCACCTGTACCCACTGTGCCGTTAATGCGCAGTCCATCCTGTTGGGCAACTATCTCACGCCCACCATAGACGCAATTATCCAAAGCATCCCACCAAACGCCATTGAAAAGCTTGTTGCCGGCCGCGCCGTAGCGGGACTGCCCGGCTACGCTGAAATTAATTTCGGACTGGATGACGTTCTTGATATGAACGGCAGCGCCTGCCGTCATGGTCGTATTGCTATCGATATAAATAGAACCAATTCTTATCCGGGCCTGCTGCACAGCGCCAGTAATGTCACCCACAGTAATGATGTCTGATGTGGTTCCCGCACCTGTATATCTAATTACGACCTCTGTAGCGGCACTCTGGGTTTCTAACGCAAAATAACTGCCATTCAACGTCAACGGCTGCGATGTCATGTAAATGCCGGAAGATAAAACACCGGCTCGAGGAGCAGATAAAGAAGCGCCTGCCAGCCATGTAAAAAACGCCTGCAAAGCAATACTGTCATCCGTCGCACCATTCCCAACAGCGCCAAAGTCTTTTGCATTCGCAACCATTGCAAACCGGTCCGCAAGGTCCTGCGATGTCGTTCCCACACTCGCCAAAAACGGCAAGCTATTTATGTCGGTCCCCACAATTTGGCGAGAAAAGACCATTGTTGCCTCCATTCATCTCATGTAGGTCCCAACAAGTTCATCTCATGTAGGTCCCAGCAAGTAAAAACCATCCGCACCCAAAAGAAGCTCACCGTCAGCCCCCACCAAATAAACCAACCCAGACCCCAATAAATAAGCACCATCTCCACCCTGAAGGAACGCGCCATCAGCCCCCTGCAAATAAACTAACCCATCCGGTGGAACAGGAAGCTGAGGCTCAAACACAATGCGCCGCGCGCTCTCGAT